TACTCCAACAAAACCATTTATGTCTTTTGCTTTTTTACATGCTCTTACCACTGATTCTTCCTCGGCAACCTCTTTTAGTTCATTGTTATAAATTTTAAATTCAATCATTTTACATACTTCCTTTCTTTAATTCAATTAAATTTTACTTTTTATGCTAAATAATTTCTTGACCAATCATCATAATCAATTCGAATATTTTTGTTTCTAAGTTAAACCTGTTTTTAATTCGAGTTTGTGCTTGCCTTATATCTTCAATCGTATCATATTGCACAGCATCAGATATATCAACATAACCACACATAACACCGATATAACCTTTGTTTTTATCTTCCCATTTTAATACATATTTTGTATATGTCATAATTCACACTGTCCTTCCTGTTATTGATTTTCTAGCAACATTGCTTTCATCGTTTCATTTCTTGAAGTTCTCTAAAAATAGTAGTGTCAAATTTAACTTTTTGCATCTGCTCTAACACTCTAATTGCTTTCAAATCAATGTCTATTCCATCTGCATTTATTAAGCTTTCAACATCTTCAACAATCTTTTTAAGGTCTTCTAATTCCCTTTGAAGCATCTTATTAACTACTTCAGTATAATGCTGTTCTTTAGTCTTTTCCATTTAAATCATTCCTTTCAAATACGATAAACCTTGCTTTTCATTTGATACCATTTACCTTAAATAATCCAATGTAGATACCAGACCACTATATGAGCAATCAATTTTATTATGATTTAGAATCAATTTGGCTAAGTATCTGTGATTCCCATCAATAATTTGTACATTACCGCAACAATTATCATCAATTGTTATAGGAGTAATCATATCAGGATTATTAACAAAATGCTTGATACGTCCTAAATGCCATTCTCTAGTCTGTTCTGAAAAGTCTTCAAACATTGCATTAATTTCTTCAACTTCGTCAATTCCCTTTTTGGCTTCATCTAAGGTAATAGTTTGCCCTATCCAATAACATTCTTCACCTATGATTCCTTTTAAGGTATTGAGATTTATTGAATCCACGGAATTTGGTTCATCATTCATGTTTTATTGCTCCTTTCAAGTTATTATATGCTTCTTCAAGTTCTTCAGTAGAATAACTCATTAGTAATTCTTCACTGAAATTTGTAAGTTTTAATAATTCGATAACTAATTCATATTTATTCACTATTCTTCACTCCTTTAAATTTTAGGTAAATCCCATAAGTTAATAGTTTCGAAGGGTCAATTGTTATAATTGAATTCATCTCCAAACAATACTTTGCATTCTTCATACGAAAATGCTTCTTCAATAAATACATTACCATTATCAATAGTAACACAATATTCACCATCATCTAAAGGGAGAATACATTCAGATTTATTCTCGATAACCGCAATATCTCCAACTACAATATCTTGGAATATATTAAAAGACGAATCATGATTATTCCAATTGATATCTTTAACATTCACAATAGGAAGTTTAATAGACATATGCAAAACATCCTTTCATTCAAATAATCTCCGAACCTTATAATTCATGCTGTTATAACATATTTGCCATTTACAAGATTATACCATAATTAATTCGATACATCGAACTTTCTTCACTTGTTCTGATGTAAAGAGTCCAGTTAATATTTTTCTATTCCCTCCTTGATTCCAGAGATAGACTTTAATGAATGCTTTTTGGCCTCTTGTTATTACATATCCACGTTTGAGCCATTGAGCATAGGAGAGTAGATTATCTCCTGTATAATTAAATCCCTTCTGATTTGCTTCTCTAAGAATAATATCATGATTAGATTTTAGAACATTTATGTTTGACATTATGACTCCAGCCTCCTTAATACTTTTGTTATTGCTAAAATAACTAATACATTCTTCTAACCAATGTATTTTAAAATTGCATTGTATGAGCGCATGGACATCATTTGTTATATTTATTTTACGCTTTATACAATGCCTATTAAACCACATTAATTATGCTGCTACTTTGGATTTCTTTGCTTTCTTATCCTTCTTTTCTTTACCAGAAGCCACAATAACCACATCGGATAACTTCATGATCTTAGTTACATTCCGGTTGTTCCATAATGTTAATTTTACCTCTGCATAGGGTACTGGTTCAAGGTCAGAATAATATGCAATATTAATAATTTCTCCTTTGAAGAAACGATAAACCATCTTTTTACCTAGATATAAGGAATTTAGAATTGAAGCGTTTAGAGATAGATTTTGGGAGTTTTCAGGTTTTTGCATAATGATTACCTTCTTTCAAATTTTATTTTAGGTTTTAGGGTTTGAGTTTGATATAAGATATGTAAGATTACTTAGAAATATGAGCGATAAGTTTTTCAAAGTTTTCGAAAGTGAATGGAATTGAGTGAGTGTCACAGATATTTTTGAACTCATGAAGTAATTTTAATTTACTCATTGTTGTGGCCTCCTTTGATTTTATTTAAGGTTATAATGATTGGGTTTATATCCTTTACTTAAAATCCGGCAACCATTACAGTCCTGCTGTTATATCAGATTTCAAGTAAAGAGCATAAGCTCTTCAAGTCATTAAATTAATATTCCCTATTAATTACAGTTTCTTCACTTCCACATCTAGGACATTCTTCTGAACCTGTTTTATTGTTATCAAAATCTTCACCGCATTTTAAGCAAATATACATTGTTAAATCCCTCCTTTCGCTCCCGTAAATTTATTGTTTCGTTTCATTTGGTTTGCTAAATCAGTTGCTCCCAATCAATTTCAATACAATCACATTTAGGATTCTCAATGCCTTCTGATGTCTCCAAGTAATAAAGGTAATCTGTTATTGCCTGTTGACGTGTTACGTTTTCTGCTCTACCTTGATAACCTGAGAAAAGATTGCCGTTTTCATCCACTCTATTTAGTATCCAATTTGATGTTTCGTCTTCACAATATTCCTCATTAACCATGTCGCAAAATTTCTGCAAGCTCATTTCTTGATTTTTGCTTTGATAAAACACATTGTCATAATCAATATTCCCTTTGTCTAACATTTGAATTACATGAGTACCAATAGATACTGCACTGTATCCTTCTGAATTTACCCATACTTCAACATTTCCACCAGATTGCACAACATAAATTGCTCCACCACGTTTTAATAATTCCTTTTTGGCATCTTGAAGTTTTTTGACTGTTAACATGACATATTCCCTCTTTCAAATTAATTTCTAGACTCAAACCGTAACACAAAATTTAATTTGTTATAAAGTGTTTTGTGTTACGTGGTTTCAATTCAGAAATTAAAACTCTTGATAAGATACTTCTGCAAGATAAATTCCTGCTTCACTTTCAATTCTCAGATCATCAGTAACAAACAAATCAATTTCTTCTGCAAGATGTTTTTCGATAATTGGAATATTCTTTTCATCAAGAATCTTGTAACCCATTTCTTCTAGTTCTTCTAAAGAGTAAAATCTTCTTTGCATTCTAAATTCCCTCCTATAAATCAATAAATAATATTTACTGGATTAATTACATTGTATCACGCTTGCAAGCGTTCGTCAATAAAAAATTAACCTTTTTCCTCATTTTCGTCTAGATATTTCTGAATAGCTTCAGCAATAATTTGAGCCATAGGACGGTTTACCTTTTTTACATAAGCGTTTAATCTTTGCCTAATCTCTGCCTCTAGTCTGGTGTTAAGTGTTACTTGCATTATTGGCACCTCCCTTTGTGATGATTTAAGTATAGCATACTAGCAAGCGTTCAAGCAAGCAAAGAAAATGTAAGCTTTAAAGGATTAAATATTAGGAGATAAGCATTTTGCAATATAATCTAAAGGCCACCATTTAGACATGTATTTCTTCCCCTCTTCTGCAACTTGTAATTTGACTAAATTACCATCTATTGCAATTGGAGAAAGATAAAAATCCATCGTATGACCATTATAACCATCAGGAAGGGTTATAATTTTTGGTTCGTGGTTAATGTTAAAAATATTTTGCATTTCTTCATTACTAAGCATAACGTCCGAACCATTTTCAGAAGTCATGTAAGTGTATCCATCATTTGTTATACCTTGCACTGGGTATGCTACACCAACAATAAAATCAATTCCGTATTGATCTTCGTCTGATGCATATTGCTTAGTACAAGTCAATTTTAAATCTTTCATAATACATACTCCTCAATATTTAGCATCTTAGCAGGACTTGTGACCTGCTCTGTGCATTAATAGAGCGCGATCTATTATAACGCTCTACCACTCTGCAATTAATTATCGTTTGTTGTTATAGTCTTTAATTTCCTCTATTGCTTCTTCAATTGTTTTATGAAGATTAAGAGAATTTCCATTGACTACCGCTAAAAACATATTCGCCTCAAAGTCAATTAAAATACTACCTGTTCCATTTAATACTTCCATTTCTTCCCCATCTAATAGTCTTGTTAAATCATGTATATTCATTCTAAAACTTCCTTTCATTTCCCAAGAAATTCGTAATTCAACGGATTAAGACTATGAATAAAAATATTTTGATAAATAATCATTATCCCCATCTCTAGGATCTTTTTCGTTAAAAACTACTTCGCCATGATCCCATACTTCAATATTGTTTGAACTTGATTTAATCTTTTTTGCTTCCTGATGATCATATCCCCAATATAAAATTTTAGGGGTTTGTTCTTTAGTGGTTATAATATATAAAGACACTTTACTTTTCTCCCCTTTCATAATACAAATAAATTCATATTGAATGGATAAGTCCATAACCCATTATATCACATAGTTATGGACTTAATAACCTTCGATAGATTAAATATATAAATAATTATTTATGAATTATATCTATATACCATCGAACCATTATAACGTGGCTGTTATAGCTTATACAGCCTTTTGCATTGTCTCAGTCTCTTTATTGATGACAATTATATTTGATCTAACTTGTGTCATCTCAAAAGTTCCTGATTCTAATTCTTCCACAATCTCACCACCTAAATTCTCGAACCATTGACGGAATTCTTTTGATGATTTATCATTAGCAAAAGTCCAATGCGGTGAAGTTATAGCAATAAGTTTTCCACCTACTTTAAGAAGGTCATAAGCATGTTTAATATGTTCCTGTTCTTGGCTGAATGGGGGATTCATTATCACACAGTCATAATAATTGTTATTTTCATATTTCAAGAAGTCACTTCCTACGACATTAAAACCTTTGAGAGTTAACAATTCGGAATATGAATACATTTTTTCACAAACATCAACATTAGGAGTAAACTTTTTAATTTGGTCTGCAATGTTCCCGATTCCGGCTGAAGGTTCAAGTACTCTGCTGTTATTGGTGATTTCAGCCAATTCTATCATTTGGAGGGCAATGTCTGAAGGAGTAAAATTGATGTCTCCCTTTTGATCGAATTTGAACTTTCTTTCCAACTCTTTTATTTTTTGTTGAGTTGGGTCAATTGAGTTTTTTACAGTCCTATAATTAAAATACTCCCTTAGATATGTCCTTAACTCTTCGACTGATTCTATACCCATTCTTGCAAGTCTCCTGCGTTCCTCAATTGCTGTTTCAAAATATTGATTTTTCAAAACATCAGTGTTTTTATAAATTTTGTCAAGTTCATTGTCATAATCTGAAATATCAATCAAAGGGTCATGATTTGGATCTTTTTGCTTTAACTTTGCGCTGTCAATTAGTTTTTGCAGTCTGTTTGCGATTAATTTGAATCCGTCTGTATTGCGAATATCATTGATGATGGATTGTAATTGACGTAAATAAATAGTGCTAGAAGGGATTTCTGCGAACCTGATAATGTCGGCTGTTATTGGAGAATTATGCCATACATTATAATCAATATTTTCAACTGATTTATATCTCCAATTCGCACGATTAAGAATACTTTCCAGTGTGTCAACTTGTGCCCTAGAATCAATTCCACCAATGAAAGTTAATTCACCTGATTCAATAGCATTTGCAACATTTCGCAAAACTCCCTGCATTTGTTCCATTGTATCTGCTTGTTGTTCTTGCCCCGCTGCTTCTCTGGCTCGTTTGGCTGTATTGGTCTTTCTGTCTGCTCTTTTACTGTCAATTGTGCTTTGCATGTTGTCTGCTACCTTGCGTAGTTTGTCGCTGTTATTGCTAGAATAGCATTGTGTTTCTTGCTGTTCTGCTTGGTTTTCTTCAGAATGTTCCCCAAATAATTTAGATGTTGGGTCATACTTGAAAATAAAACCTTTCTTGAATCTTGAATAATAACCGTCAATAATTTTCATTTGATCGGCAATTACTTTGTACTCATCACGCTCAACTTTATTAACAAGTTTTACAACCCATAAAAGGGAATTGTCGCGCGTGTCAACGTCTGCTGTTATGGTGTATTTCTCATTTGATGCAGAAATATTGGAGATTGCTTTTTCTGCTCTTACTTGCTGTTCCTTGATTCTCTTTTCAATTTGGTCTAAGGAATATACAAGGTCATAACGTTGTTGTTCTTCAATAGTCAAGATTTTATCCTTCCGGTAATACTTGACATTTTGAAAATCTTTCAAAGTTTGAGGATTTCTAATTGATTCAATTAATTCTGCTCTATCTGCTGTTCTTGCTTCTTTATCTGCGTTATTTTTGGCATACTGAGCTTGAATCATTTCGTCAGTGGCGTTATCAAGAATATTTTTGATTGCTTTTACCTTTGCCCCTCCTGTACTAGAAAAATCATGTTCATATGATAGAAAAGTTTGAACATGATACACAAGAGCTTCGACCATGTTATTATAACATTCCTCTGTTAATTCCGCTTTAGTATTTGCGCGTTTCCGTTTGTGCTTCTCTGAATTGTTCAACATGTCAAGAATTACAACTTTTACAGAATCAACATTTTCGATTAGATATGTATAATAGGATCTTAACTCTTCTGCTGTTCCTTCACCAGTTTTGAATTTTGCTTGCATGGTATCAAGATAGTTTTTGGTTTCGGTTGTTTGAACATCTTGAACTTTATTTTCTGCTTTTACTCCTGGTGCATTGGTTGCTTCATAATTTTTGTTTAAGTCAATATGTAGCGCATACCATAAGTTAGAATGAAATTGCAAATGAATTAGGACTAAACCTTTTTCTACTTTGTAGAGCCGAACTTCCAATAATTCATACTCTTTATTGAACCATTCAACAGGATTCTCGATCAAAGTCCCTTTGTGGACTTCTCTTCCATCATAAGAATATGCCAACTCAATTTTTTCAAATTCTTCTGCATTGACAATGTTTTTAACAGTGGTTTTTGATAATCTTTGTGAACCTTTAGCAATGTTAGTTTTTAAAGTTTGAAGAGATTTAGACATTAATATTCCCCCTTAATTTTAATAGAGTCTTAAATACTCTAGATATTAAACTATTTTATATTCACATTATAGCATAATATATAGAATAATTAAACCTCGAAGAGCAAGAATAATTTTCTTACTCTTCATACTGCTTGAGTTTGTTATGCGTGTAAATTAACTTCTGAAATAATCATCTTTTTTGTTTTATCGGTTTCCAGAACCTCATTAATAAATTCCTGTGCTTCTGATTCAAATTCGAAAAACATACTATCTTCTTTTTTATCCTTTGTACTTCTAACCATAAAACCATGATTAACAATTCCATTTTTAATTCTTTGGGATAAAGTTTCATCGAAACATAAGAAAGACATTGTTATAATCCTCCGTTCATAATTTCATCGTGTATTTTCCAGCTAACTCCTTGAAAATCTTCTCCAGAAAAAATATTTTCAGGATTCGTACCACCTGAGCAATAGTCAAGAATATATTTGTCGATGGCCTTTTTGACTATTTGCCGAACTACGATAATAACGCTTACACTGTCTGGAGATACCTTTTCTAATTCTTCAATAAATACGTTTTTAGTGTGAAAGTAAAGCTCTTTCCCTTCCTCAGTTAATTTACCTTTTGGAAAATAGGGAGTTATCTTTTCTTTGTGATATTCAACATATGCGAATGGAATTTCATACCAGATTTGTCTGTCTTCAAGTTCTGACCGAAAGGTTGTAACATTCATTTTAAACTCGTATTCATTAACAAACTTTGTGGAAATTGCATTTTTCAAAACGTACAAATCAGAGCAATGATTATCTAATTCTGATTCCTGCATACCTAAAGTTAATAGTTGTTCGTACATTGTTTGATCCATTTACAACACGCTCCTTTAAATTTTATAGGTCAACTGTTATAACTATTTTCCACAATTGCCTTTTTAAATCCGTAACTTAATATAATCATTATATCATATTTTTACGAACTCAAAAAGGGAATTAAGGCTAATTCCCAAAATAATTATTTTACAACTTACTTTCTTACTCCTTCCATTCCCTTAACTCAAATTTTTCAATCTGTTCCAATGTCAACTCCTCTGTATACGCTACGATTCCATGCCGACCCTTATTATAATTTGTTTTTACATATCCTTCAGGTTGACAACTTGGAGCCGGAGAACGATAAATTAACTCATACCAGAATAAATTATCTCCTTTAATCAATTTGTGAAGCTCTTGGACATGAATTGCTTCAAATTTTTGGAGAAATACAACTAAATCAGATTTAAGATTTTTCTTAAATGTTGTTAGCATCTTTTCGCCTGTATAGATTTCTATGTCATCGTATGACCGTTGACTTTCTTTCCATCTCATAATTCTGACTTGATCATAACTAACAATATAACGCTTTGAATAATGTAGCATCGTACAATTGCCATTTGTTATAGAGATTGTCAACATTTTAACCTCGTCATACCTTTTCATTAGAGATAAAAGATTTTTAGGAAGTTCTGATAAATTATCTGAGGAAGCAAATTCTGACCATTTGCAAAAATCAAGTTTACTAGTAGTTTGGGCATTTAGTATTTTACCTTCGATTTCGATTATGAGTTGCGCTGTAACGCTCATTTATGTATTCTTCCTTAGTTGATTTTTAAGAGTAGTTTAAAGTTTATATACCCTCGACAACGTTTCAACCTGTTTTGTTATGGCTGAAACGCTCTGAGAACATACACGCTAATTAGATTTAATTTGTTCAATATCTTTTTCGATTTCATCTAGAGACTTTTTTAACTCCTGAATAGCATCATTAACATAAATATGTGGAACATGACCCGTTAATAATTGTAAAGCCATATTCATTAATTCTTTTGCTTTTTCTAAATCGTATTTTCCCATTTAGTTTTACATCCTTTCTCTTTCTCATGGCATAAGTACATGAATTTAACTATTTCTTATGGCTCTTAATTGTGCCATCATAATTCTGTTATACTCATCATAACTTCTTCCTTTTTCAATATACAATGGAACCATATAATTTTTATCAATTTCTTTTCCATGAATATCCAAAGCAACATTGCCGATTAGATATTTTACATTTTTCAGTTCTGGTAAGTCTCCTCCTGTTGGTGTGTTCCCAACAAATATATAGCCTTCAATTTCCTTTGCACATTTTTTCATTTAATCCAACTCCTTTAATATAATAACTTTACCTCGAATGCTAGACAATAGCAAATTAAATGTTATTGTCTAGACTCCAGGTACAATTATTTATGGATTATGCAACATTATTGACAATATTTAGAATAGCTTGAGTTTCTTCTTGGAATTCTTGATCCTGTTTTTGTTCATTATTGATAGTTTGTTCTGGTTGTTCTTCTTTATTTTCTTCGCTGTATGATTCTGAGGTCGCTGTTATGGAAGAATCAAGATTTTCAGTTTGTTTAGGTTGTTCCTCAATAATTATTTCTTGTTCTAATTCTGGCTCGACTTTAACCTCTTCGACAATCGGCAATCCAATGTCATTAACACCACATAATTTAAGAATACCTTTAAGTCTATTAATGGTTTTCTCTTTCTTGACGTTGCCGGAGCCAGTATACCCTTTATAAGCGTCCCCTGGTTTAATCTCTTGATTAACATATCTCAAAAGATTAACAATTGTTTGATCATGATTAAGACTATTAGCAAACAAATAGGCCATTGAAACAATATTGATTTTTGTAACGAATTTATGCTGTTCTGGAAATGCCATTGCAATAAGATCAAAAGATTTCTCTACAAGGTCAAGAACTTGATCTGTTATTTCATTCTTCGAGAATACCAGTTCAATGTCCTTTGCTGCTAGGCTAGGATAATCTAACCTTGAGATAAGAAGAATAGCTTGCATAATGGTCATTGGAATATCTGATTTCTTTACTGCCTTTTCAGAATACTTTGCAATGTTGGTGAATAGTTTGTGTTCTGTCGCAATTCTGTGAACAAACTTTTGCACCTTATGACTAGCTTTTACTAGTGCCTTATGTTCTAAAGACATCCCTTTTCCGTTATTAAGGCGATAGAAAATTTCCTCAATAATTGATTCTTCATCGTCTCCCTCTTCAATCTCAAACACTTTAAGCCCTAGAGTATAACCCATAATTTCGTTTTGGACTTCTTCAGGGAATTGTGACCATGTTTTGCCTGAAATGTTATAGACTTCGTTTCCGGTAGCATCTAAGCAGAAGTCCTCTAATTCTGTCATAGTCAATTTGTCTGCTAAAAGATCATGAATGGTCGATAATCTTTGAAGACCATCAATGATGCTGTATGTATTGCCGTTCTCAGTTTTTTCCTTGATGGCGAATACATCAGGACAATAGAGAGTTAAAAGAGAATCCACTAATAAAGATTTGTCTGCTTGTTCCCATTGACCCGTAGGACGTTGAAGAGGATGAGAAAAAAGAATTGTTCCTTTATTGATCATAGTGTTAATTTGTTTGATGTTCCATGACATCGTAGTTGGTTTTCTTCTTGCCATTTAATACCACTCCTTAATAATTTACTCGACACTAGCAACAAATTTTTATGTCCGTTATTTTGATTTTGTTGCTAGTAGCAAACAAACTTTTAAGGGTTAAGCATTTACTTACTATGTATCAACTATTTAGCTGCATTTGTTATACCCATACCAGTTTTCAACTTTGCCATCTCTTCTGCCAATGTCCATAATGCCTGGTTTAACTTAACATTTTTATCAATGCTCTTTACTTCTTGCGTATGGCCTCTTCCCGAATATCTTCCTTGAGCATCGTGTCTATCATAGCGAACATTTCCTTTTAGCAAATTCTCTTGTGTCCTGTTATAAGTTTTCCACAAGTCGTTTCCCTTGTCTGCTTGACGTTTTGCCGACAATATGCGCTCGGTGTCAATTTCGTCGGGTTTATCGAATCTTAGTGGCTTCGCTGCATTTGCAAAAATTAATTGTTCCATAGGACTTAATTCTATGTTTTTCATCATTTCGACTGCTCCTGTAATTTGTGGAGCTTTTTTCACCGTTTCTCCACAAATGTCTATAACTTGTGTAGCTTCATAACTGTTATGGCGTATACGTGCAGTATCGAATGATGATTCTGAAACTACCATACCATTTGAACATGCAAGCCGGAATAATCCACAATTGAAAACAAAAGAAGAAAGACCATTATGCGAATTTGTTAGAACAAGTTCTACGAATGTATCTCCAACCATTAATTCGTTTTGGACTTGTTCATTAAAGTTTCTGAAGCGCACCATATGCTTTTGGAATCCTTGGTTTGCTTCGTTGTTTGTTCTAGACTCGATTGCTTTAACTGGTAACCAACCTTCTTTTTCCATTTCCTTTACTACCTGAACAGTCGGTATAAAATTATATTTAGAGGTTAAAGTTTCTTTAGCAGAAGAGGAAAAAATGGAAGGAGCTAATTGATTTAATTTTGCCATTGTCAAGGCTGCGTTGGTCGTTCCGGTTGAATTATACATCATTTAAAAAACCTCTTTCATTTTCTAATTTTAGTCTACGACAACAAACTGAGATTTGTTATTAGTGTATCTCAGTTTGTAAAGCTTACTAAAATTACTTTAAAATGTCTTTTCTATTGGGTTACATTTTGACCATTCTCCTAAAGAATTTTGCTGCTTGACTATTGGCTCCATCATACTTATATGCTAGTGTTCCGATCAAACAAGAGTCTAAGGTTTCATAAGAGCAAGATATATTTTGATAATCCATATAAGCATGAAAAGCAATAACCGTCTTCCCTTCATTTCTAAGATCATAGCCACTGATATATTCAAAGATTACATATTCACCAATGTTATGAACTTTGGTAACTTCACCCCATGGGAATTCCTGTTTAAGATATTCGACTTTTTCATCATGAGAAGTTTCTTGAATGTTTTCTTCAGTTGCTTCGGTTAGGTCTGAGCAGTAATAATTACCATACTTGACAGGATGAAAATAGAACTTACCATCTTCGGTAACTAATTCCCCTAATTGGTCGTTGTGTTTGACAATTGCACCATACTTTAATTCTAACATTTTCCATAACCTCTTTCATTCTTAATTTTTACCCAAGGTCTAAACTCATAAATAATTTTAAGTTCACACCTTAAGTTTAATTAATCCCTTCAGCCTTAAGTATAGACAATTTAACATTAAATTACAACAACCTGCATTTTAATTTTGTTATGCAAGTTTAACGCAATTGTTATGATTAAATTGTAATAATGTAAACTAAAGGGATTTTAGAATGTTTTGGTTAATTCTCTCTTTTTGCTTTTCTTGTCCTTGTGTTTACCCTCTTGTGTTGGTATTTGTTATTGATTAATTTTTAACATTCTTGAAATAAATTCTTCCGCATACATAGTGTCATTCATGTTTTTCAAGTTGGCATATGCTATGGCAAAAATTAGAGCTTGATCGTAATTTTCAAATAAATGACTAGTATCATAACCATTAACAATAGGTCTGTACATAATTTTACCATTTTCTCTAGGTTCTGTTGCAATTTTATAATCATTCATTTAATTTTCCTCCTCTTAATTAAGAGGGCAAACACGGGAACAAGTTTAAGCAAATAAGAGTTTAAAAGAGAGGTTTTAAGCCTTTCCCTATTACTTCCTTGGCAACCTTAGTGCCAGTATCTCCATATTGTTTAATTGCCATCAGACGCAAGCGAACTTATAGACATATAAACAATACTTTGTATAACTTCAGGAAAGGTTTATTTAATTGTCAAAGAGCGATCCTTTTTAAGCATTCCTTGACTAGAGGTGCTTTCCTTCAGGTAGCCTTGAGCTTCGAAGGATTTAGTCTTTGCTAAGAGTCTGATTACCTCCTTTTGGCCTATTTTGCGTAGGCACTATGTTTTTGTTCTTGATACCCATTTTAATAGATAGAGTTCATTTTGTCAAGTATAAATTTTATTTTACACTTTATAGTTGACTGACTAAAGATAACTGAGGTAAGAGGCTTTTTGTCTGCTCTATGTTTGTGTGCTTCTCTATGTACCCTATTTTAAAGCATTAGGCATTATATAGCGAATTCCATTTTAGCCCGTTTTAACCATTTTACAGTGGATTATATGGCATTATCTATAGATAGCTATTGATTGCGTGGAAATGCTAATTATTTTAATATTATTTTTAAATTTGTATAGAATCACAGCCACAATTAACCCTATTTTTATTCTGAGACGTTTAAAACCGATGCTAGATAAGATTATACTAGGCAATGCAATCTAAAGGCAAGAAGGGCCATTTCTGTCCGTGTGTTTTGAGGGTGCGAAGGATTGAAAAGGGAAAATGAGTTGATCGGGCTGAATGAGCAAAGAAAAAGACTAGAATATTATTTCTAGTCTTTAGATATTCCGATTAAGATTTTTAAAAATTTCTTCTCGTTCCGGCAAGATGAGTGATTTAAGATATTCTATTCTTTTTTTATCGGAAGGATTATCTAATACAAAAAGTTCAGCTTGTTCAATCATAATTGATATACGATTTTTTAATTCTTTCCATTTTTTATCCAATTGTTTTTCTGTTTTCATTCGCGCCAACTCCTTTATTTTTTTATTTTATTTATTATATGTTGTTGATTGGGTAATTTGCTAGTACAAAAAAGAAAAAGACTAGATATTTTTATCTAGTCTAAATTATCATAACCAGTATAACCTCTTAAATTTATAAAATCCATTAAGTGCTTGTACTCTGTTTTAGTTAACTCCTTTTTGGTTATTTCATCCAAGCTCTTATCATACTTCCGGCATACAGCATACATTCGAGATATTATTTTTTCTTCATCGACTTTCTTTTTGTCAGCCTTTTTGTGGATTGATAGAGAAGACATATATTGGTATGTACCTGGATCAAATGTTTTAGTCATTTTAGCAACCTCCGATTAAATTATTTATTACTGATATAATATCACAGGATAAATACAAACGTCAAATAGTAATTATATTTGATTGTAAGGCCCACAATAGCACTTTTAAGGCTTCAGAATATGTTCATGATAAAAACTATAACAAGACAAAGAAAAAGACTCCTAAGAGTCTTAATTTGAACATCCTATGTATTCATCAAAATATCTCTGAGCTTTATTTATTGCTTCCTTATCACTTATTGCATCGAATATGGTTGTTCCCGACTCCCTTCCTTCTCGAATATAAGAATAATGATATTGATTAAGATCGTAAGGACTATTTGATAATATAGCAATTATACCTTCACGCTGAAAGTATTTTCTGAATTGCTTTGTATTCCAGTTAATCAAATTATAAAGATTTTCTTCAGCTTCTTGCTTGGTGGCTCCGATTGCTTCAACTCCAAATAGAGCAGAAATGAATTTTTTATAGTTTTGAGACATTTTATTAGTTTGCTTTTTGGTAACTGGTTTAAACATGTTGACCACTCCTTCAAATTATTAAAGGAAGGTTTTACCCTTCCTTTTTAGTTTACACTGGATTACAGGAAATTATTTTATAAGGACTGCCTCCGTAGGAATTTTTGCAAATGAACCCAACTTCGAATTTTACTGAAGTTGTTTCAGTATAGGTTAATCCTTTCAAGATCCCACCGATGAATTTTTTAGTTACTTCATATTTCATTAAAATATGCTCCCTTCGATTTCTGAAATTTTAAGTTAATGAATTATAACATAGAAGATGTAAAATGGTCAATAATTATATTACAATTCTATAAAACATAAACCCTAGAACCCTTGCTATAACCCACTTTTAAAAACTCAATTTCCCAATAAAAATGGATTTTTATTTGATATGAAGACAAAAGAAAAAGACTAGGTTTTGGCCTAGTCTTTAGTATCCATTCAAGCTATTTTGCATCTAGTCAATACAGTCTGCTTTGCTCCGGCATATTCCGAGTGATCTTTTATAGTCCCTTTAACCTTCACGCTATCCCCATTATCAAGTTCTAAGAATTTTGCTGTATTCCATTTATAGATATTTCCCTCAGTATCTTCAAAGAGGTATATATATTGAGTAGTTTCAGTGTAACCGTTGTAACTGGTTCCATAACTCACTCGTTTTTTCAGTGTTAGATTTACTTCCAATTTATCACCAGTGTTCCCGACGTGATTAGAATTTTTCTTTCCTTCCTGCTCCCTTGCTTTCTTTTCGTCCTTTTCAATTTCCTTCTGATAACTAACATAAGCATAAGCCACAATTCCGTTTATTTTGGTATATTCATTTGATAGGTATACTTTGATATTATTTTGAAATGTTTCATACTCCTTGAATTCTTTGTTTTTGAAGTAGTTTATAACCTCATTTGCCATTACCTTATACTTTTCATTTTTACCACATTTTTTTGTTAACTCCCAGGCTCCGTTTTTGGTTTCTTCTTTTTTATAACCTTCAGAGTTGATTAAACTTAGGCAATTTGTGAGATAGTCAAGAGTTTTTAGGTATTTAGACTGTTTACCTAAATTATCATAGTCCATTTTAGGTTCTTCGATGCAAATATCATGTATGTCTTGATAATTGCCTATGATGCTTAGTCCGTCAATACCTGTATACTCTTTGATACAAGTGCTGCCAACTTGAATAATTTGATTTTCGGCATTTATAAGAAGGACTGTTTTGTTTCTCTTGCGGTCACTGTTGCAATGTTGGCAGTGACTTTTGATAGTTCTGTATTCAACGGGGATTGAAACATTTTCACCTTCTTTGATAACGTGTATGATATTTTCATTTGTATCCTCTACCGCATTGTGCTCAATTACCGCAAGGACTTCAAATTCTCCTAATTTCAGTGACTCCATTTCAAAAGTGTACGAGGTAACATCCACAACAACCGTTCCGCAATCTTTAGGAGAAAACTGCCAAGAGGGAATATTATCACGGTTTACATAGTCGATTACTCTTACTTCCTCGACTGATTCTCCAAGGACTTCAAAAGACCATTTCAGGGAATTCTTATTAAGTTTTTTAGTGATCCGCTTAATTTTCTTTTCAAGGTCTTGAAAATCTGAAGTGAAGCATTTGTAAACTTTCATTCAAAAAACCTCCTTAAAATATGTATCTGATATTTATATTATATCACAGAATCAATAAAAATAGTCATGTCTAGAAAAATTATTTTTACATCTGATAGAGGTTTAAAAGGTTATGTTTTGCTAGTGGTGCGATTATATATGATATGGAGTTCTGAACTATTACAGGGTATTTGTGAGCGTGTAGGAGGATATGAAGGTAAAAGAAAAAGAACTAATTGCTTAGTTCTTAGTTTGTGGCTTTTATTCATCTTCTTGCTTTTCGCATTCTTCAATAATTTTCTTTATCTTTCCAGCATTATAATTTTCTATAATTCCTTCATCTTCCAGAAATAAAAGAACAGTCTGTAAAATTCTGTTTGCTGCCCGCTTTTCACTGTTTGAAGAAATGTTTCTTTCTCTCAGTGCGTCAAGGCATTCCTGGAGGTCATTGTCTGTATTTTCAAATTTGCAATAACTCATGTTTGACATAATATGTATTCCCCTTTCAATTCCCTAAAATTAGATTTGATTAATACTATCACAGATTTTAACAAAATAGAATAGTTTAGAAATAATTATTTTGTTCTTAAGTGGCTCCGCACTATCCCATACAATATAGGTTTTATTTGGGCAAAAAAAAGAAGGCATTTTAACCTTCTAGTATTTCAACTTAATTTTTCAATTGCGCTTTTCTATACTCCAATTGTTCATCGTAACTCAGAAGTCTAAAGCATCTTTTAAAAGATTTGTAATTTCTTTACTGCATTTATGACATATAGTTATTTGTATTGATCCAATAATTAGATTTTTTAAATTATCTTTTTCAAAGCAAGATGTACATCGCGAATATTCAGGAGATTCTTCGATAGTAATCATCTTTAATATTCTCCTTTCTTAACAATATTTTTTAATTCTTCATTAAATTCTATTATTCTTTGTTTCCGATTGTTTACTGTTGATTTGATCATGTTTAAAATTTGTGTTTCCTTTTTTGCTTCTGCCTCGGTTAGTATTCCAAGGTCTTTGTCTATGTTTATATCTTTGTATTTTCTGTCTAAGATTTTAGTAATATCGTTAATGGTTCTTGTGCTTGTTTCTTTGTCTGTAGCTAGTTTACTGCACCCAATTGCAGTTCCATTTGGGTTTGTTTTATATCCCCAGTTTTCAATTGTTTTAATACACTCACAACGAGTAGCTGTATAAATTTGTTCTGCTTTAGTCATATTCAACACTCCCTTTTATTTAACCTCTTATATATAATTATAACCATTTTGAGAGTTAACGCAATAGGTTTTAGGGGGTTTTCAAATATTTATTTTTATAGTTGTTTCCTATTATATAGGGATAAAATTGTACATACAGAATGAAGGTTAATAAGGTTATTATGTTGGGCTTATAAGCCCTAGAATGGTGTTTTAAGAGGTTTAGAAGTGATAGAGGGAGAATGTTAGGGATGAGTAAAATAGAAGCAATAATGGATAAGATAAGAGGTAACAAATAAAGATTGATCAAATAGTAACAGAGTGTTAGAGGTTAGCATTATATCTCTGTAAGATGGTTAGAGTTAACCGGATTGCAGTATGTTTGCTAAAGTTGGTTGTATTGCTGTATGCTATGCAATATGTATGCCAAGTGTAAAGTATGAGTTGATAGGATGTATTGAAGCAAGAAATAAAATATTGCGTGAGAGAGACAGAAAGGGGCTTTTAAGCGGTTTGAGGTTTAGAGGGTTATATAAGTGTGTAGAATTTTATTTTAGGGTTTATACTAAAATTTTTCTACACGGTATCGGGTGTGTCGTGATTTTAGGGTTTTTGGCATAGGATTTGATTGGAGATGTTTTAATATGATTAGGATTAATGTATAGAGGAATAGTATGGATTATATTCTAGTGAATTAGTATGATTTAATGTATAGTATAATGATAGGATATAATACCAAGTGATATGGTATGTATTAATGTTGAGTAGTTTAGTGTGATATATTGTTTAGCGAGATAGTTGGTATTAGTTTGGATTATGATGGTATATGATTTTTGTATGTGATAATTGTGATCATGTAATGAGGTTAGAGTGATAGTATAATGAGATTATTATTATATGAAGGTGTAATGTAGTCAAGTGACTGTATTGTGTTGATGTATGATTGGAGAAGATGGTTATTTGATTAGATTTATTATAATGAGTTCATATGACTGCATTAAGAATTCATGTGATGGTATGATGTGGTTGTGTAATTGTATAATAATATGTTTAATATAGTTAGTATCTTTTTTATACTAGGTATACATTTGTATACTGTTGCAATACATTGATTACATTTGTAGTTGTGTTTACACTTGTAATACTTCAACAACTTCGCCTATGTTATAAGATCCGATATTTTGAGCGTTATAACGCACAATAATAATAAGGCCCATAAATTGCTTCATTCTCTCTATAATCATTCCATTTCATCCATTACAATCAATTCGACATTATCGTTACCGAGTGTAGCCGATGTAATGCCAGGACATTATCTATTATCATTCCCTTTCAATTTCCTGCCACAAATTCACCCTTTAAGCTCTCCAAATCATCCGGCCCATACCATAACTACCCTCAATTCTAACCGAATGTTACACAAGCATCTTTAGTAACATTCATATTAGAGTGAGAATGAAGCTATAGGCGGGTTGTAGCGTTTTTTGCTTTGGCCGGATTGATTAGTTTTAGTTTGTCATAAGCATAGACTATAGCAAAAACCTGTGCTGATATTCACTTTCAAAAACCATGCCAATAAGGGGCGTGGGATTACAAAAACCCAACTTTTTATTTCGACAGTATTCGACAGAGTACATCTAAATCGACACTCGAATTGACTACGAGTGCGAGTACACTACCATTTCAATTCCCATACATTATCTAAAATTCCAATACGAAAAAAACACAATATCTAACTCGCTATTTCTTCGATATAATCTACATCATACTAACAATAATCTTGGGCCTAAGTAACTATACTTCATTATTCATTTCTCATATTCTATACTCTATTTTACACCAATATATTATCATAATGTCAAACAATATCATCTACAAACACCCTCATATTCCACTTAAATAAACCATTTTAACATTCTATCAAATAATTAAATCAAACGTCTTATAATCAATTTTCTATATAGAATAATAAATAATATTAAACAACATCGAAATAAAATCAATATCATTTATACATAATTAATCTCCAAATAATAATCCATTAATAACATTGTACAATTACATAATAATTAAACATAAACAAAAAAATAGAGTCTAGTACGAATACCAAACTCTAATCAAACGATGCAAATATTTACTTAAAATAATATAAATTTATTTTATAATTTAAAATCACTCCAATCCAAAATTAATTAAATCACAATTACCACAATCAATGAATAAATTTTATCTTTTCCATCAGTCCACTAAAATTATCTTTTAAATCATCAGGAAATATAAAGACCTTACCATATCCATCTAATTGCTCATAAATCTCAATCTTTCCTTCAGTTCTCTCCTTATAATCTTCTATCCTACTATTATGAGAAGTATTTCTATCAAGATTCAATCCAAAATATTCTACTATATAGCACTTATCCATCCCAAATATAAACCAATCTGGAACCTTTCCTCCAATCTTTATTGTTCTATCTGTATTATTTGGATTGTAAACTACCTTATGTTTGAATTTTTCTTTTAATATATCATGTACTTCTGCTTCCTCAATAGAATCAAAATTATTTCTTACATAATGAATATCAAAATCTTTAGGATCAAACTTATTTGGATATACCTCATTAACCCAATCAAACAAACTATCATAATAATTTTTACAAACATTATATAATGTTGATGTACCATTAATTTTTAAAGCGGTCAAAGTAATATACAAAGGAACTTTAACTAACTCAATCTTCATATCTTCTTCTATAAAATATTTTAAAGCTCTAATTCTATTCTCTTGCTTTGACCAATATTTAATATATCCTCCTTTGAATTTGTAAGATGGATATTCATTATTATAATAATCCATAATAAAATCAAGTAATGAATTTTCATAATGTTTATATAAATAACCTCCTAATTTACATTCCCTTATAATTTCATAATAACTATATTCATAAATATTTTTTTCATTGTTTTGATTTTCTAGAAAATATTTATCCAAAATCAATTTTGCACCACTAATATCATTTACAATGCTTTTGCAGTCATAATAATCCATTCCTAATACATAATTATATATATCTTCTATACTAACATGCGTTAAACCAAATCCACAAATTTCTTTAATAGATTTACTATCTTATTGTTTATATTGTTTAAATTCACCTTTTTCATACATATATTTTATAATTATTAATTTGTCTTCTTTATTTTGTAATATATTAGGTAAATTCATCTTACCAATTTTTCTCCAATGATTAAATATCAATATAGTGTCATGACTCTTATAAATATTATACATTGTTGAGCCATATGTATTATATATAAGGTTTAAATTACTATCCTTGCCTTTAATAAACGTCTTACTTCTATTGTGATCCCAAGGGTCACATGTTTTACATGATGTACTTAATGGGTATTTTTCATTGTATTCTTTACTAAAATTAAAGAAATTATTGTGATATGGATAATAATTATTACATTTATCACATTTCTGCCAAATAATATTAGGATCTGATTCTAATACATTATAAATACAGTCTCTAATGTATTCGTTATATTTATTTATAACTTCCTTGCTAATCTCTTTGGAAAATTGATCATATTTAATATCTTCACTGACTGTCTCCATATGCAAATACTCTAATAATATATTCATACCTTTTCTTTTCTCTACGGATAGTCTACTTACTCTGCTAATATTTATTATTTGTCTTAATCCTTCTTCATTAATACAGTTAACATCCTGTGTTCCCCCTAAAACATTTGATCCATAATCTATCTTAAACTTCTTAATATACTTGGAATACTCTTTATGTAATTGATTTTGACTAGTTTGTTTTAATAAAATCTTTTTTGTGATAAAACTTATCGGATAATACAATTCTCCATCCTCTCTAATAACTGGTACTTTAACTTCTCCTATTAATTTCTCTTCTTGATTTATCAATTTATTCTTTTCTCCTTCTTATTATATATTTAGTTGTACAGTATTTTATTTATAACTTTTATAACTATAATCCATTCAATAAGCATCAATCCTCTCAAAATTATTGTGGTAATTCCTCCACACCTAAGTATAACATTTATTAAATACAAAGTCAAATATAATTTTCTAAATAATAAATCTATTTCAATCCAATCGAACAAATTACCAAAACAATAATTACAATAAATGCATCCATAAAAATCAAAATATCCATCTACATAAACCCTCCATAAAATTACTACAAATCCTTATACAACAGCATTTATAACATATCATAATAATCTCTTCTTATATACGGGGGCGTATAATTACATTATAGTTCGAATCAATTATACCTCATATACTACTCCTTAAAATTTAGTAAAAATATTTTCCCAAATCTAAAATATTAAAAAATCAAATCTATTCATAAAAATTTACCAGACAACACAAATCTAATAATCCCTACATCCTTACTTACACGCCAATTACAGCAAATCACTCGGATGAGATGCTATACTAATAATACACTTCATCCATACAAATCTCCGTAACACTACTCTAACAATGCTTTCAAGGATTATAAAAATAATTCCTCTGGTAAAAATTTATTATTATAAAGCATATAATAATTCATAAATGCTAAAATAAATTTATTTGACATAACTTAGTTACTGTGGTACAATTAGTATATGGATAAATATAAAAAATTACTAAGAAAGGAGTAACCACTAATGAAATTCCACAAAGCAAAAATACAAAAAGGAATCTATGGAGAATTATCAAAAATTAAAGAAGAACTAGAAGAAGCATATGACGCAGAGTCTCAAAATCAAGACTTAATGCTTCTAATAGAACTATCAGATATTATTGGTGCAGTAGAGGGAGTATCTAAGAAATATGGTTTTACATTAGAACAATTAATAGCATTTGCAAAACTTAGAAGTAAAGTAGCAATGGAAGGTGAATAATTTGGATTATAAAGACTTTATCATGATATTATCATCCTATAAATGTAATAAAAATTGCCCTTATTGTATAGCTAAAATAGAGAGATTACCTGAAGTTAATGAAGATTTAATTCAATTTAAAATGCAAATTGATAAACTAATCCAAGATAAAGCAAAGTTCAAATACTTTGTATTAAGTGGCAATGGTGAACCATCTTACTATACATATGAATATTTACAAGAAATTGTATCAATCGTAACTAATTCAGGACTATTTGAAGATTATAGAATTCAAACATCTGGTAATCTATTTTACAATGATAAATTATTCTATTTATTTAAAGATTGGCTTATTGAAATTACAAGAATAAGTGAATATTATGATGTTGATAGTTCTGTATTACATTATAAAAATGATTATACTTTAACCAAAAATTTCCACAATGCAAGAATTAGATTAAACTATGTACTACTTAGAAATTTATCTCCATTTATGAATCATGATATTAAGAAATATTTAATTCAGTACAGAAACATTGAAACTATCGCATTAAAAATATTAGACACTCAAGAAAATCAAAATAATGAATATACTAAATGGATATCTGAAAATGGATTAAATTATAATGATGTCGATACAACTAGATTTGTTTTAGATACAAGTTTTGATTATATAGGATATGAATTTAATAATCATATTTGGAATCACAACGAAAAACAAATCTCATTATTTAGCAATAAAGATTATAACAAAGATAAGACAATTCATAATCTAGTATGGTATGGAGATAAATTAATTTACTAAAAGAAAGGAAGAATACAAAATGAAATATGAAGTAGAAAGTGGTATTTATAATTTAGGATTTGAACTATCTCTATTAGAAAAGAAACTATTCATAGAATTTGAAGATATGTTAGATGGTAAGGGGTTTAGATATTTATCAATTCCAAGTTTAACAAGATGGAATAGTTTTGAAAGACAAGGTATTGAAGATATTGTTAAATCTCTTTCAGTAGATCATATACATAATTTATCTGGTTCGGCAGAGCAAGGAATATTACAATATTACTCAGATTCTTATGTTAAACCACAACTCATTTATTCTAAAAATCAATGCTTTAGACATGAAAATTATGGCTATGAAGGATTAAAAAGATGTAAAGAATTTGTTAAACTTGAGCAATTTTGTTTCTGTAATGACTGTGATTGGGAGGAGAATTTTGATTTATTACTTTCCAATGCTACATCATTCTTGGATAAATATAATATTGAGTATAGAGTTATAGATGTTAGCAAAATAGATTCTGGATATCATATAAAGAAATATGATATAGAAGTAAAAACAAAACAATATAATTGGTTAGAAACTCATAGTTGTAGTTATTTTGGTGAAGAACAAAGTAAAAGATTTGGAATCACAGGTGCAACACATACTATATCAAATACTGGTATTGCATCTCCTAGAATTTTAATACCTTTTATTGAGATGATGTAGAGTATTGATGTTTTAAATTATTTTGTAAATATATAAATAAAATATGTTGACATGTTTATTTTAGTATGGTATAATTATTAAGTGAGGGATAACTATGAAATAAATTAAGAAAGGAGAAAAATATTGCAGATGCAAATTGATATTGTTGGTTTTACATAAATACAAAAATAAAACATATTCTTCGTAGCATATAAATTAAAATTGGGCTGAACAATGTGAAACACTATTTTAATTTTCATTCCATTAATAAATATCAAAAGGATGTGAAAATAATTATTGAATAAAAACAATATAGAGTTTAATAAATCATATAAATACAAGGAGTTGTGTGAAGTGCTATCTATAGAACAAAAAAATAATACAAGAGCAAAACAATCACAACTAAAAGAATTAGAATGTCTAATGAATATTCATAAAAATAAAACACTATATACTGTAAGTGAGATATATGAGATTCCATTAGAAAAAGTAGATGGTAGGAAAAATAAGTCTGGAGGTGGTAATAAAACAAAATACATAGAAATAATTGAATTATTAATCCTTGATCTTTTAGTACAAGATACAAACAATGGAAATGTATTTCTTTCTAAAAATAAATTATTAAAATCACTAGCAATGATAAATGATAATTATGCATATTGTAAAGAAAGAATTCCAAAATTAAGTGAATTTATAGGAATACAAAAACAGACAGTTGAAGAATGGTATTTATCAACTGATGGAATGTTGAAAAGAAATCTAGAAAAAGCATTAGATAATTTAAAGGGTCAATCATTAGTTCTTTGGTCAAGTGAATTAACTGTTTGTGATTTAGTAACAATTGGAATTAATGAAGATGAGCAAAGTCTTAATATTAATAAGAATACATTGGAGGATGAATATGGCGAAAAATTAGTTGAATACAATATTGTAAATCGTATTGATTATCATCATAGAGAAGCAACTACTTCAGAGAAAAAATTTATACTTCGCACTGAAAGAAACACAATGGAAAGTATGGGATTTAATAATAAGCAAGAGATAATAAGAAATAGTATGTGGAGTGAATTTAAAGAAAAAGTTGATGATATTATTCTTGATGAACTTAAAATTGCCTACTATTATAATTCTTATAAAATAATATGTAATGAAGATCATATTATACAACAAAGAAATAAATTATTAGACTTGCTTTTAAGTGAAGAAGATAGAAAAATACATTGTCAGACATTAAATGTTGATATATCAAAAAGATTGCATGGAAATGTAGAAAACAAACAAACAAGAGCAATAAAGAAAAATGAAGAATTATTTTGTGGAGAATCCCATGATAAAAATATTTCCAGAAGAATAAATGATACATATATTGATGACAATGATAAACTTACAAACACTTTAATAAACAAGGATTCCAAAAATATAAAAGGCAAAGTAAGAAGAATCAAAATAATAAAAACGTGAAAGTTTGATTTCTCTATTATATATACTATTATCGGAAAATCAAACTTTCACGTTTTTCAAATCAATATTATTACTTATTATATTATTCATTAAAGGGGAACCCAACGGGAGCAGGGTCTTGTTACCCTTTGTCGGGCAACGCTCTGAAACGAAATATTTCCGCTACGCTACAATATTTCTTATTCAGGATCAATTTTTTAATTTTCTTTTTCTTATAATAATATTAAATATAAAAATAAAAGGAGACAAAATAAATGAAAAAAGCATTTAATCAACATTCAAAGTTAATCCCTATTATAGAATCAACATCCACAGATACATACACATGCCCTGTGTGCCATGAAGAGTTAATAAGAAAGTTTGGTGCTATTAAACAATATTATGCCCACTCTAGAGATACAGAATCAAATGTGTCAGATTGTGAAGCAAAAATGAAACTTATTGTAAAAGATGATAAAGGCATCCAATTTCAAGAAAATCAATTAGACATTCTCTCTGATGAATTTTATAACAAGCAATTTGATAATATTACTATTGAAATGTCTGATTATATGTCTGAAGATGGGTATGCCCTGACAAAAGAACAAAAAGATATTATAAATTCTACAGAGGATAGAATAAAAATATCAGCTCTTAGTGGTTCAGCCAAGACATCTACTCTTTATTATTATGCTAAAGAACGTCCATTTAATAAAATACTATATTTGGTGTATAACAAGGCAATGAAGGATGAGTGTCTTAAAACATTTGGTAAACTAAATCATGTAGAAATAAAAACTATTCACGGATTAGCTTTTGGTTATGTCGGAAGATTTTACAAAGACAAACTTACATTTAACTATGGTGTTGTAGATATTATTAAGGATCTCAATCTTAATTGGAATAATGATATGGAATTGGCAGTTAAAATCAATGAAATGATGAAGACTTATATGATGAGCAATGTTCAAACATTCAATGATTTAGAAATATTTAAAGAAGATGATATGAGAAGCAGAATAATATCTCAATGTGAAAGATTATGGGAATTAAAGAAATCATATAAGAATAATGTTAAGATCGAACATGATTATTATCTTAAGATTTTTCAACTCAATCAAGTTGATTTAAGCAAAAAATATGACATAATCATGGGGGATGAAATTCAGGACAGCAGTTTAATGATGTTTGATATATTTATCAATTCTAATGTTAAAGGAATAATTGTTGTTGGTGATAAATTTCAACAACTTTATAGTTGGAGAAACGCAATTAATATTATGCCATTATTTGAAGCAAAAGAATATAAACTAACCACATCTTTTAGAGTATCACAGAATATAGCACATATAGCAAATCTTATTGTTTCTGATATGTCTGACAATGATATTCAAATGAAAGGATTTAATAATAAACAAACCATTGTAGATAAAATCGATAAGTCAAATCCTTATGTTTGTTTATGTAGGACTAATGCTTATATATTTGCTGAAGTAGCAGAAGCACTAGGCATTGATAGAAATAAAAAGTTATTCTTTGAAGGAGGCTATCAGTCATATAATTTTACTAATCTAGTCGATTGTTACTATTTTAGTATTGGAAAACCAACTAAAAATAAAATATTATCTAAATTTAAAAATTATTATGAAATGGAAGATTATGCGGATAAGACAGTTGATTTAGAACTTCTAGCTTTGATTAAAATGGTAAAGAAATATAGTTCAAGAATTATTGATATTGTAAATGGGATTAAGAATAATTCAGTAACTAAAAAGGAAAGTGCTGATATTCTGTTTTCTACCATCCATCGAAGTAAGGGTATGTCCTATTCTATGCCTGTTTACATAAGTGAAGATCATTTTGATATAGAAAGTGAATATCGTAATAAGTTTATTGGCCAAGATGAAGAGAAAAAGGAGAATAATAATTTATATGAAGAAATGTGTATTTTGTATGTTGGTTGTACCAGATGTGTAGGTGAAATTGAATTAAGTGAAATAGTAAAAAGATATTTATTGCTGAGACATAAAACAAATGGTCATGAGTTGCATAGTGTTTCCAATAATTAATAAATAATGTAGAAAGGAATTGATTAATATTTATATTAAAAAAGGATTTGGCACTAGAACAGATAGAGTTGGAGAAACAAGAGTTAATACTTATGGGAGTACAATGACAATAATAAAATATATAAATGCTAGAGATATTGATATTTATTTTCCAGATTCAAATTATATAACACAACATAGAGAATACAGATGTTTTATGGAAGGTAAAATTACAAATCCATATGATAGAGAAGTATTAGGAGTAGGATATTTTGGTGAAGGGAAATATAAGAGCAATGAAATAAAAGAAAATGGCAAATCGAGTAACACAAAACAATATGATTCATGGAGACATATGTTACAAAGAGGATATGATGTAAAATTACATATGAAACGCCCTACTTACATAGGTTGTACTGTATGTGAAGAATGGCATTGTTTCCAAAATTTTTCTAAATGGTATGATGAAAATTATTATGAGGTTGAAGGATATAAAATGCATCTTGATAAAGATATATTAATAAAAGGGAATCGTGTTTATAGTCCAGAAACAGCAATATTTGTGCCAAGTAGAATTAATACTTTGTTTTTAATTAATAATACTCATAGAGGGAAATTACCGTTAGGTGTTTCTTTACATGGTTTAAATTACACAGTAAATTGTGCTGATGGTATGAACCAAATAACATGATATATTTAGGAACATTTAAAACTCCTAAAGAAGCTTTTGATGTTTATAAAATACATAAAGAAACACTAATAAAACAAATTGCAGATAAATATAAAGATCAAATTCCACAAAAACTATATGATGCAATGTATAAATATGAAGTAGAAATTACTGATTAATGTAAATATGAACCCGCAACTAAAAAACAATTAGAATGGTTAAAGAAGGAATGGTGGGCTAATGGTAAGGTGTTGAGAACTAAATTTGATGTACATACTTGTGTGAAGGCAAATAAAATTAGTTGGATAATTAAGAAGAGATGAAATTAATAAAAAACAAATATATTAAAAAATAAAATTTTAGGAGGAACAAATTAATGAAAAATATGAAAAAAGATAAACAAAACAATAATCTAAATAAAGACTTGCCAATTCCATCTTATCATGCGATGATTGAACATGACAGCAAGGAGGAGTTTGGCCTGAAGATTGGAATAATAGATGCAGATTTATTAAGTAATAATAGTCATAGATTTCCAAACTTAGCGTTAATGAAAATAAGTGCATATCATAAATATAGACGTTCTGATAAAGTTACTTTGCTAATGAACTATAATGATATAGAAAAATATGATATGGTTTATATATCTAAAGTATTTGATTATACGGAAATACCAATTGATATAATGAAATATGATAATATATATTACGGAGGGACAGGATTCTATTATGAACTTATGCCTGATCTCCCAGACTTTATGGAACATATGAAACCAGATTATATCTTATATCATAGTTGGATAGGTAATATGATGAGAGAAGGAGCAAAAAGAAAAGAGTTTGAATATTATCTAGACTACTCAATTGGATTTACGACTAGAGGTTGTTTTCGTAAATGTGAGTTCTGTGTGAATAAGAAATATGACAAAGTTCAATTACACTCTCCAGTTAAAGAATTTTTAGACGAAGATAAACCATACATATGTTTATTGGATGATAACTTATTTGGTTATCCAAAATGGAAAGATATCATAGAAGAGTTAATTGCCACTAAGAAATCATTTCAATTCAAACAAGGGTTAGATTTAAGATTAATGACCGATGAAAAGGCAAGAATAATGTCTAATGTAAAATACAAAGGTGATTACATATTCGCTTTTGATGATATTATGGATAGAGATTTAATAGAAGAAAAATTAACTCTATGGAGAAAATACAATACAAAAACAACAAAACTTTACGTTTTAGTGGCTTATGGAAGTCAAGGTATTGGTGATATACATTCTATGTTTGAAAGAATTAAGATTCTTATGAAATATCAATGTTTACCATATATAATGAGATACAAGGATTATAAAGATAGTGAATTTTATGGTACATATGTTAATGTAGCTAGATGGTGTAATCAGCCATCACAATTTAAGAAGAGAAGTTACAGAGAGTGGTGTCAAGCTAATGTAGAAGTCAATGGGGAGAATTGTTCTTCAAATAGGTATATGAAGGATTTAGAGGAGAAATATCCAGATGTTGCTGAGAAGTATTATGATTTGAAGTTTACAGATTTTAGAAATCTAGTAAAATAGATTTCTAAAATACAAACTTATAAAATATTACATTATTTATTAACATAAACACTAAAATAAAATTAATCATTGACACCAAAATCAATCCATGCTATAATTATCACATAGGTAAGGGGCGGGTACGGTTTACATATTAATCATCTACAATACTCACAAACCTACCCCTTGCCTAAAAATCTAACAATAAAATAAACACAAAGGAGGTGAAATAAAGTGATATTAACCACAAATCAACTAGCAAAACTTAAACAATTACTATTCTCCCAAGATATAGAAGATGAAGAAAACCCTAACAAATGCATGGAATGTAAAGAAAATGATCAAACATACTGTGAATTCTCTGATATATGTAATAAATATGGTTATATTTCTATCAATACAGAGAAGGGAAATATATTAGAGGATTTATTTGATACTATTGAGTATTTGGATAAATTACTTAGAGAAGGGAGGTAAATATAATGCTTGACACAAATCAATAAATAATGTTATAATAATTAAGTAGCAAAGGAGGTGAAAATAATGGATATAGGTTTTCATATTGAGTGTAAAAATTGTCATAGTAATAATACTTCAATTGAACATACTGAGAAATTTAATATGTGGTATGATGATAGTTACACAGAACATTGGGTTCATTTAGTTTGTGAAGAATGTGATAATAAGAAGTTAATGTGTAGTTACAATACATATTGAGTTTTATAATTATTAAAATAAAATAATAGAAAGAAGGAAATAAAAATGTTTCATAAAAATTATAAAAATCTAGAAACTCTTCCAGAAGTAAAAGAATTAATAAAAGTGTTTAAAAGTAAAGGGTATGAATTATGGGATTGTAGTAGCAATGGTCTGAGAATGCAAAAATATTTTACAGAAATTCATTTAATTCCAGAGGATAATAGATTAAGATTTCTTATTCATGATGATGGAATGGGAGAAGATAATACAAATATCGCATGGAATTTAGGTAAAGATATTATATTAAAATATGGATATAGGCAGGTAGTTAATATTTTGGATAGTAATAATGGATTTATTGAGCATGAAAGTGAGTTTTATAAAAGTTTATAATAATTAAATGTAATTAACATTGAAAGGAGGTGAAAATGAATTCTTAAATATATCGGTGTCTATACAATTTTTCATCAAGAAAACAGTGACGGAAAACCTAGCAAAAACAAAGATGACAACTACCTAAAAGGCCACTACAATACAGAAATCTATCGCCACGATCAATCCACTCTCTCAATATATTTTCCAACCGGATCAAGTTCAAAATCTTTTATGTTAAAATGTGAAGAAGATAATATTAAAGTATGGGAATATATTAGTAGTGACACTTGTACTGAAGCAGTTCTAAGGGTAAATGAAAGTGACATTCATAAAGTACATAAACTCCTTCGCTTTCAGATTAAAGGGAAAAATGACCAACTTAAAGAATTGAAACTTCGACAGAAGAAAGAAAAAGAGAAACAAAAGTTAAAAGAAGAATCTACAGAATCTAAAAAATAATATATAATGTAATTATAAAATTAAAGATTATTGCCTTCTAAGTGTTTAAAAAATCTATTTGACACAATCTTACCTATGTCAATTTTGCAAGGCAAATAGAGTCGATATTATGGCACATAATTGAGGTAAGATAATCCCTGTATCCCTTATGACAGTAGGGTTTGAGGTACTTTTAGTAAAAATCATAAAAATACACTATTTTGCCTACCTTGATGCTAGTAAATTTATAAAAAATCATACTTTTACAAAATCAAAATAAATATATAAATAATTAATAGAAAGAGGTAAATAAAAATGAAATCATATTATCTAAATGGTCTTCTCACTCTAAACGAAAATAACTTATCAAAAATGGATTATATAATAACAGATAAAATAACTCAAGAAAAAACCAATATTACATCAATTCTAGAGGAAATATTTAATAGAGATTCATCAATAAGTAAATTAGTCAGGGTTGTAGGAAGAGTATACAATAGTACAGAAACATTCAATGGCATGGGCAATTTACATATGTGTAGAGATAAATCACATAAAGTTGAAGGATATTGTATTGGTTCTATGCAATTAGAGAATTGGTTATTTAAGAATGTAAATAATTTTTGTGAATTAGTGATTGAAGATTATACTAGCTTTGAAATTGCGGAGGAATTGATGAGTAATGACAAAGCAAAAAGTATTTCATAATACAAAGGAGGTAAATGATGATTTAGATCAATATATTTCTGAAAACTGTGGAATTTGCGGAGAAGAATTAATTAGAGTTGAAGATATTTTTGTTGGAAGAGATGATGATATGATTTATTGTTTGGATTGCGCTAAGTATCATAGGATTAGAGTTATGGAATGTAAAGGGATTTAGGGATAAATAAAAATAGAAGGAGTGTTTATTAATGTATTTATTGTTAATTGATTATGATGAACCAAATTCAAAATCTTACAGAGGTGTAGTAATTTATGATTCTAGTGTAGAACCTTGGAAAGAATTAGTGAGAGTCAATACTGGTTCTCCGACAGAAGATGAAGAAAATGCTTTGGAAAGAATATTTGATGTGATTGAGGAAGAAGAGTGTGAAATTAGTTATATGAGTTCTTACGATCATTACTTTATGGACTATGATTATGATAATGATCCAGAATATAAAGCAGAAATAGATAAATTAAATAAAGAACAAGATAATAAAATTGAAAAGTATAAGAAAGAGATTGGCAAAGGAGAAGATGAAGAATTAACAATAGAGGAATTTAATTATATTATCAACAGAAGGGATATTTAAATGAATAAAAGAGAGGATATAAAACAATATGAAAAATTAAACAAAAAATCAGAGTGTGTATCTAGGCAGTTAACAGAAGAAGAAAAAATACAATATGGTTTAAAAGAAAGGAATTCAAAAAAAGGAATGAATATAGAATTGCAAGTTGATGAACAATTTAAAAATTTACTACCTCCTCTATCTAAGGAAGAATTTAGTAAATTAGAAGAATTAATTGTAAAGGAGGGATGTACAGAATCGATAAAAGTTTGGAAGGATAATAACACCGATAATACATATATAGTTGATGGTCATAATCGAAATGATATTTGCACTAAACATAATATTCCATTTGAAGTTGAATTTAAGGAATTCTCTAATAGATATGAGGTAATTGATTGGATAATTAATTTTCAATTTGGAAGAAGGAATTTAAATCCAGAAGAAAAATATTATTTAATTGGTTTACAATATGAGAATGAGAAAAATAGTTGGGGAGGTAATAGGGGAAATCAATATGTTAATTTGCCAAGTGGAGTTAATACCCACTTGGCAAATAATGAAGAGGTAATAGATGGTAATGTTACAGACAAACCATTTCAAGCGATTACTACAGCAAAGCGCATGGGCAAACAGCATGGAGTAGATGAAAAATCAATTCGTGATAATGGAAAATATGCTAACACAGTTGATGAAATTGCAGAGCTTGTTGGAGCAGAGGCCAAAAATAATATTCTTACTGGTGAAAAGAAAATTTCTAAAGAAAATATTATTGAGATTGGTAAACAAATTAAAAGTGGTGACATTGACAAAGAGTGGCTTAAAGAAAAATTTATTGATTCTAATGAAAAGAAAGTTAAGTTACCTGAAAAAGAAATTTCAGAAAAGAAATTATCCATAGAAGTAAAACCAGTTGAACAAAATAAAACCTCTATTATTTATGATCAGGAAGAAAAAAAGGATACCCCAACCCCTCCTAGTAATAATATTAAAGAAATTATCAAAGATATAAAAACTCCTAAATACTTCGCAGTAGAATTTAATTTTTTAGATGAGTTAGAATGTGTACAAGATAATATTAAACAATCTATTGAGATGGCAAATGACTTTTTATTTGAAAGATATGATATAGAATATAATATTACTCAAGAAGAAAAGAATATTGCATTAGATTGTTTAAATGATTTAACTAATCAATTATATGAACTAAAAAATAAATTAAAAAATACAAAAACGAAGGAGAATATGTAAAAATGAAAAGATATTTTAAAAATTTGTCAGTTGAGAAATTACACTCATATTTGGATTATCAGAGAGTTATTAAAGAAGATTTTGTGAAAGAAAAGGTTGCTATTTTTGATATAAATGAAGTAGATGCTCCTGCGGTTAGTTTAAGAATAAACAAAGATGGAGAAGAAGAATATCGTGTAGGAGATGGACAACATACAATTGCTATAGTTAAATATATGGGTTGGAAAGTATTGAAATGTGAAGTAAGAGAAGGTCTTACTGATGAAGAAGAACACGAATGGTTTCATAAAAGAAACTCAAAGAAAAGACCACAAACATCTGGAAGAATGTTAAATGCAAAGGTCAAAGGTAAATTTGATCAAGCAACAAATTCATTGGTAAATATATTAGATTCAGTTGGATATAAAATAAAGACAGCAGATATCAAAAATGGTAATGGAGTAATTAATGCAGGTCTTACAATGGAAGATATATTTAAAAGTATGGGAGAATCTAGTTTTAAGCAATTTATTATATTACATAGCAATGTTTGGAATTCTGATAAAAAAGCAATGAATGCACATTTTTTAAAAGGTATGGCTAAATTCTATATAACATATAAAGATGAAATAGAAGATAAGAGATTTATACAAGCATTCTTAAATAAGAAAGTTACTGCTAGTGATATTATTAAAGATGTTTCTAACAATGTGTTAAAGAAAGATAATAGTATTAAATATGCATGGGTATTTGTAGAAAATTACAATAAAGGCTTAAAAGACGAAAGTAAAAAGCTGAAGTTTAGTAAATTAGAAGATTAAATACAATAAATGGTGAGTTTTAAGGGATAGATTAAGGTTGTTTTTGTGTGATTTATCCCTAATTATTTTAATTAATAAATTGGAGGAATCTAAAATGGATGTAGATAATAACAAATATATAGCTTGTGAACATTGTGGAGAAGATGTATTGATTAACGAAGTAAGAGAATGTATTGCATGCGATGGCAAAATGTGTCCTAATTGTTGGAATAGTTACAATTGTGATGTTCACGAAGATTGTAATTTGAACGAAGAATGTGATGGAACTTGTGACAGTTGCGAAGATACAATTTGCTATAATAATGATTGTGAAGCGTGGGACGTAGAAGATCATTTTGGACAAACAAAATCAGAATGGGATGAAGAGATGGAATTTAGGGCAAGTTTAGATCCAAACGATCCAGCAGATGCATGGTTCTTTGAAGATTAAAAGGAGGAGATCAATATTAGTCTAAATAAACAAATTCACATCTATAGCGTTGATACCAGTAGTTTTTATAATGAAGATGAAATGGTTATCCATGGAAATATGAATGAGTTGTATATATTAAGAAACGAACTATATCTGTTGATTAATAAATTGAAAGATAATATATCAGATGTTAAAGAAATAGAAGAATATATTGCGTTTATAAACAAATCAATAAAATATAACAAAGAAGGATTATATCTAGTATTTGATTTAAATAAAGGGGTTAGGGTTTTAAATCCTAATTCCTTTAATAAAAGAAATATAATTTCTATTTTTGATTCTGTGTTAACTAGAACAATACAAATACCAGAAAAGACATTAACCACAGATATTATTATTGTACAAACTTTTTTCTTTGATGTAATTGAAGATATCATACTTGATGGATTTATGTATAATAATGAAAAATATGTTTGTCTTACAGCTAGTGCCGGACAAATAAGAACAAAAAAGACAGTGTTTATTAAAGAAAGTGTTCTTACTGAATATCAAAATACATTAATGTGTGGATTAACAATTGAAAGAATAAATGAATTAGGTGGAGTAAATATTAATAAATACCTAGCTTATTTAGCACTCTCAAATTCTGCAACAGATGAATGGAAAGGTTTTGATATTACGAAGTCAATTGTCGTAGAAGATATGGAAACCGATGTTGAAGGAATTGTAGATTTTATAGATGATGAAACTTATAATATTTCACCAAAAGTAAAAATGAATATCCCGATTTCACATACAGATGGGGTTGGTATGATTCTTCCAAGTTTAAGTAAAAAGAGTTTTATGGTTAGATTGCCTTGGATAAAGGGACTTTTAGTACCTTTTGAATTTGATAAATTCATTTCAAAAGTTAATAAAAATGAAGAAAATAAAGAATATGGTATAGTAGTTGATATTTATGGAAAATCCCATGACTTATTAAAAGATGGAATAGAATTAATTTTTACAAAAAGTCAATTTAAAATGTATAAATATTTTCCAAATATATTAGATGAAAATGGCAAAGTAATAAAATATGGATGGGATGCTTATATAGAAAATTTCAAAAAATATAATTGTCAAGCTGGAAAATGTAATGAAGAGGAAGATGATTTTAATGATGCAAAGATTAATTATCAGATGCTCCAAACATTAACGGATATGACTGATGAAGAGTTGAAAGATGTTTCAAAAACTACTAAACACCATATTGTAAATATAGGTAGTGATAGGAAGACAATGCTTAAAGTTTTAGGTGTAAAGAAGTCTAATAAGAATAAAAACTATATACAGCAAGCATTAGAAATTTATCCAGAATTATTAAATGATACATACAGTAGAGAAATTTTAAAACAAGTCAAAAAAAGTATGGTTAAGGAAGCAAGATCAGCTAAGTTAGCTATCAATGGGAAATACACATTCATTATTCCAGATTTATATGCATTTTGTGAATATTTAATTCTTAAAAATCCTAATCCCACAGGATTAATTAACAATGGAGAAGTGTATTGTAACTTATACCCTGATACCCCTAAACTTGATTGTCTAAGATCACCTCATTTATGGAAGGAACATGCTGTTAGGAACAATGTAATTGATGAAGATAAGAGTGAATGGTTTATCACAAATGGGCTATACACTTCTTGTCATGATATTATTAGTAAGATCTTGATGTTCGATGTGGACGGAGACAAATCCTTAGTATGTGCAGATGAAACAATTATCAAAGTAGCAGAACGCAATATGAAAGATATAGTGCCACTATATTATAACATGCGTAAAGCAGGGGCAGAAGATATAAGTAATCAAAGCATATATAATGGATTAAAAACTGCATACACTGGTGGAAATATTGGAATGATTAGTAATGATATAACAAAAATATGGAATAGTAATAATATAAATCTAGATGTTATAAAATTACTATGTCTTGATAATAATTTTACAATTGATTATGCTAAGACATTATATAAACCTAAAAGACCAAGTGAAATGAAAAAGTTAATAAATGGATACACAAAAGTAAAGACCCCCCACTTCTTCATTTATGCAAAAGATAAGGAAAAGGGTAGAGTAGAAAAAATTAATAATAGTGTAGTCAATAGATTATATAAATTAATTCCTAATCCGAATATAAACTTTAATGCCATTAATTTAGGAGTATTTGACTATAAAATATTAATGAAAGACGAAGATGTAAAATTAGATGATAATATTATAAAGAAATATAAAGAATTAGATTTGAAAAAACACTTTATGATTAATAGGGTGGACGATGAAATAGGCAATATGACTTATTTGTATCAAGAAATAAGAGAGAAAATGCTAGAAATTAATAAAAATATTCAATATGTAGTAGATGTTTTAGTGAAATATCTATATGAATTTAAAAAATCTAATTTTAAAACTACATTATGGGAATGCTTTGGAGATATTATTGTTACTAATTTAAGGAGAAATGTAGAAAAAAATAAAATATATTGTGAGGTTTGTGGCGATTTAATTGAACAATCTAATAATAAATCTAAATATTGTTTTAATTGTGCAAAGAAAATTAAACTCGAACAAAACAAACTATGGAAAAGAGAATATGATAAAAGTAGGAAAATAGAAAAAGTCTGAAACATGCCTATAATAAGGGGTAATTTATTTAATAATTATTATATATCGTCTAAACGTAGTTATACCAATGCTTTTAGGGTTTTTGCATAAATAGTCAATAAGGGGAACATAGCCTAATATATACACTAAAGAGATATGCAATACCCATTTAAAGAAGGGTATGATTTAAAATAAATTGTATCCTTACATCAGTTATTAAACTGTATTGGTCGATTGCAGTTTAAATATAAAATAATATCCAAATAATAAAACAATAAAACTCCAAACTAAAAGGAGCATCAATAGCAAAACATTGGAAAAAATCACAAAACAAGAAATGTCATACCTAATTAATCTAAAAATTCTCAAACAATACCACGGCAACTATGGAGATAATCTAATAGTAATAGGAAAATTCAGTAGCAAGTCTCGTAAACAACGCTTCATTACAGACCCATACTATAATTATCTACTCAGATTAAAGCAAAATGATAAAAATAAACAGACTATTAATGATGTAAAAGATAATCAGAGGTATATGTTTATGGATGGTAGTATTGGTATGGATAATGGTAACAGTAATAATGGAATTAGTAACAGTGAATGTGTCTTATGATAATAAGTAGTAAAATAAACAGTAGAGGATTGGTTTATATTGCCCGATAAACCATATTATATTGACTCAAATGTAGTAATGGAATATTCTAAAGAAATATTTGAGAAATATTCAAATACGCATCTCTCAGGTTATGTCCTTGGTGAATTAGATAACCTGAAGAAGAATGGTAAAACAGAAGAAGTAAAATTTCAGGCTAGACGAGCCACTAGAGATATAAATAACAACAGAGACAAAATTACTTATATAATTGATGAAACGGATTATGATAATTTACCAACATGTTTTGATAAAGAAAACATGGATAATAAGATTATCTCTTTACTCAAGGTTTTATATGATAAGGATAATAATTTTGTTTGTTTAAGTAATGATATGCTTTTTCAAGAAAAATGTCGAGCAATGGGTGTACCTTGTGAAAAGTTTGAACCAACTGATAAAATAAGCGATGATTCATATCTTGGATATAAAGAAATTACATTATCGGAATATGAATTAGCAACTTTTTATGAATGCAAAACTAATAATTGGGATTTATTATTGAACGAATATCTTCTTATTAAAGATGGCAATGGAGATGTTGTTGATAAGTTAAAATGGACAGAAAAAGGTTTTAAATCATTATCCTATAAAAATACAGAAAGTAGATATGTAGGAAAAGTAAAACCAAGGAATTTACAACAAGAATTATATATGGATATGCTTCAAGATAAAGAATCTAAAGTGAAAATAGCACAAGGTTCTTACGGAGTTGGGAAAGATTACTTAGCATTAGCTAATTTCTTAACTATGATTGATAAGGGGATCTATGACAAAATTATATGGATACGAAATAATATAGAGGTTGATGGAACCAAACCATTGGGATTCCTGCCTGGAACTATGACCGAAAAATTATCTGTGTATGCTGATATAATTAGCGACTTTATGGGGGATAAGATTAGTTTTGAAATGTTGCTCAATAATGGCAAAGTAGAATTAATCCATCCAGGATTTTTAAGAGGTAGGGATTTAAGAAACAGCATTATTTATTGTACAGAGGCACAAAACATGTCAGATTCTTTAGTTAAATTAATTGTAAGCAGAATATCTGAAGGAAGCATTGTATTTTTTAATGGAGATGTAAAGCAAATAGATGATAAAATCTTTAAAAAAAATAATGGTTTAGAATTAATGATAAACAGATTTAAAGGTCATCCAATGTTTGGATATGTTTATCTTGATAAATGTGAGCGTAGTGAAATTGCTCAAATGGCAAGTTTATTAGATTAGTAAATTTTAATTTTCCGTACTACCTAAATTTGAGTAGATACGCTAGTGGATACAAACTGCTCCTTCTCCCTAATTAAATTTAAGGAGGGTAGATATATTAACCAAAATCATTGAAGAGAGGTCTTTTGTACTTAATAAAAAAGTATAATGCACCAATATTAAACACAATAGTCCAATACTCACAAGGTATATGGACTATAAAATAAAAAGTAATAACCAAATAATAAAAAATAAATTTAAAATAAAAAGGGGATATATTAAAACATGACGAAAAATGAAATGATTACAGCAGTAAGTTTAAAAGGTGAAATGTCAAAAAAGGATGCCGAAAAAGCAATCAATGCTGTATTAGATGTAATTAAAGAGACTGTAGCAACTGGAGAACCTGTGAAAATCGTTGGTTTTGGTGGATTCGAGAAGAAACCAACTAAAGGGTCAACTGGTATAATTCGATTTGGTGATCGTAAAGGTGAAACTTGGACTTCAGAAGATTCATTTAAGGTTGGATTTAAGGTTGGCAAAGAGTTTGCAGATTTAGTTAAGCAATAAATATATAAATATTTGTACTATCAGTGTTAGTCCTTATATTCAATAGATATCTTTGGATATAAGGCAGGATAGCACAATTACAATCACAATTAAGTCGGAACGGAGACTTTAAACCTATATCAATTGGTCTGGATGAAGACCTTAAACTCATCCATAATATTAAATAAATTTAAAAGGTGGAATAATTAAAATATGTCAATAATCAACAATAAAAATTTCTGTCCTATTTGTGTAAAACGTGGAACCTGTATGTGGGAAGATAAATTATCTAAATTAGAAGGAACAAAGAATAATTATATTGGTCTTGATGTTACCGTAAATGGATGTGAAGCGTTTTTATTGGATGAAAATGTTGAGATTGAGGATTTAACTGGAGAGAATGAAACTGAAACTGAAGAGTAACACATTATAATTTATAAGAAAAAACATAATAAGCATAGTTTTTGCTAGGCGAAATTTTAATATTAATTATTAATTGAATTTTAATATTAATTATTAATTGAATTATAATTAATATTATAAAGACGCTAAAGATTTTTATATGCTTATAATTAGATATTAATTAATTTTATGAAGGAATTGTAGAAGCGTAAACTTCCTCGGATTATCACTAATTCGGTTTCAAGTGTAATTCCTTCATAATAAATTGATTTATATTTTGACTTTACTCAACCTGATTTAAGATTTAAAACTATTGAGAATTGAGTTAATTACTCTAACAAAGAAAAATACAAATTGAAAGAAGGAAAAACAAATATGTCTAATAGCGCACTATCACTCAAAGAAAGCTTTCGCCAGCTAAATTTCTTAGAAAAGAATATCTCCGCACTTTCTCGTTCATTATCTAATACTTCCAATGCTATTACAATTAAAGAAATTCATCAAAAGTCTAAAGTTAATCAAGATGCTGAAGATGAAACAATTGATATGACAGCAGAAAGAACATATCCTAACGCTTCAATTGTTGATATTGCTTTTCTTGTAAAACAACTTGTAGATCAGAAGTTAGAATTATCTCTAGCAATTGAAACTGCTAAGAAAAATCTCTTCTTAGATTGGACAGAAAATGGAGTTAATTTAACTTTAGATTCTGCAATTGAATATGCTAAAAAATCCAGAGAACTTGCTAATAATCTGAAATCACTTGTAGATATTAAATCCAGTGAAGAAAAGAAAATTGGTTCAGCATATAAATTTAATGTTGAAGGAAATCAAGTTAGTTACAGATATGATATATTAAAAACCAATACTATTGACTTTAATAGAAATCATGTTAATGACTTATATAAGAAATTGCTTAATAAAGCGGATACTTTATCAACACAAATTGAATCTGCTATGCTTCAAAATATTGTAGAGTTTAATGGACTATATGATGTACATGACTCTACTTTGGAAATCGTGGAACAATATTTATTATCTAAATAATGACTATGATTACCCTAAGTAAGAGGGAGACTTAACCACTCCCTTTCTACTTTTATAAAAACCAAAGCATTCTCAAAAATGTTTACCGATTCGTGTCATCGCGGAATTATGCAGTGATGAAAAATTCAGGATATAAATAAAACAATTTATATTTTGTACTAATAGTGCAGAAGAATATAAACATGATTTAGATAATGCGTATATTAAATTATACATATGCAACAAGAAGAACGTTATACACTTCATTAATCGTTAATTCTTTAGTACAATAGTTCGATATTTGTCAATACAATAATTCTTTAAAACTCTATTCGCTTCGCTATGCAGTATTTTCTTTAAAAATAAGAAAAACAAGCAATCTATATTTTATAGATAAAATAAATGGATAAATTTATTTTGATAATTCAAATAATAATAACTTAAATTGGTTTCGTTTTGAGGTGCTTTGGTTAATAAAATTATGTAGATACATTGAAGAAATACGAAAGTTATGATTCAATGTTGAAATAGCAAGAGAACTACGTAAGTTATTTTCTTGCAAGAATTCAAATAAGGCAACTGCGATTAATTTAGTGGTTGCCTTCATACATTACGACAAATAGGAGAGTAAATATAGTCTCTTCTTACATATTAATATTGCTCAGATGAGAATGATAGAATAAAAACAAAGTCCTCTACAGGACAGTTAATGGTTATTTATCATTAACCTAAGATAAAGACTTACTAAATGGGTTTTGGCAATGATATCCGAGATAAAAATTGCCATTATATCTAAGTTGGAAGAAGTTTCATAAACTGTCTTCATATAATTACTAGTCGTAATGCCAATTGGGACATCTAAATTCATATTAGGTGTCCCTTAATAATTTACTATATTCTCTTAAAGGAGGATTAATAAAATTGAATAAAGAAGAAAAATATACATGTTGCCCTAAGTGCGGATTTGAAAAATACTGGCCTAAATACATTAATTATAAGGATATTACTTTATGTAATAGATGTGGACATTGGGAGCCAAGGGACGTTGGTAATTGGTTAGAATTGTTGGAATTAGAAGATAAACAGTAAAATCACACTGGTCGATTTGTGATTGTTAAAATTGAAAATAAAACTTATACGTGAGGTATAAATGGAATATATAAGAAAAGATCAAGAATCTATTAAAGATTATAAAATTCGCCTATTTGCTAACAAAGATTTATATAATCTTAAATCTCAAGAAATTGCTGATTTGCTTAATAAGGAAACAGGGAAGAATCAAGGAGAGTCTAGTTACCGCAAGTGGGCAAAAGCTTATTTTGAAGGCGTAGAGGATACTAAGAAGGAATTTGTTTCTGGTGATAAGGTATTGAAGGAATATGAAACTCAGAAAAGAGAATTGTACAAAGAAAGACAAAAATTAAGAGATGAAAAGAATGAATATAATGCTTGGTTAAAAGAGCAATCAAGAGAAGAATTATTCTATGAAAGAATAGATGAATCTATTAAAAAACTAATTACTAAGAAAAATAGATCAATTCCTTCTCCTATATTAATTAATGGAAATGATGATGAATTATTTAGTGCATTTGCGGATTCTCATTATGGTTGTGAATTTTCTATAAAAGGATTTAGTGGAGAAATTATTAATGAGTATAATCCTAAAATATTTAAGAAAAGAATGATTGAATATAGGGACGAACTTATAGATTTTGGAAATAAGCACAATATTAAAAAGTTATCTATTACTGATTTAGGAGACAGTATTGAAGGAATCTTACATATTAGTCAGCTTAAATCATTAAAAGGAAACATTGTGGATGATATTATGGATTATGCTGATTTCATTGAGGAATGGTTATTCTCATTATGTGATAAATTCAGTATTGATTTTTATACTTCAGAAGGAAATCATTCAGACTTGAGAATTTTAACTGGTAAAAAAGGTGATTTTCCTCATGAGAATTTAGAGCGCATCTATACAAGAACATTAAAAAAGTGTTTTAAGAATAATCCAAGAGTTAATATTTGTGATAGTCTTGATGGTTTGAACTATTTTAATATTAATGGATTTAACTTTTTAACTGCTCATGGTAACAAGGAAAATAATCTTAAAACAAGTATTCAAGATTATGAAAATACATATGGAATATCAGTTGATTATTTCGTAGTTGGACATCTTCATACGAAGAATGAATTTGAAGTTGCAAAAGGGAAAGAAGTTATTCAAGTTAGATCAATTATGGGAATTAATGAGTATGCAAAAGACATTAAAAAGAGTTCTGATGCAGGTTCTACAATGTTTGTAGTTCGTAAAGGATATGGGAAGAAATATATAAATGATATTAAATATTAAATTAAAATAAGAAAGATTTATGAGGATAATTTTATGGAATTTAGCAAAATCAAGTTCAAAGAGATTATCAATGAAACAACAAATGAAACTTCATACCAAATAAACAATAAATTTGTCACAAAAGAAGTATATGATTCAATGGAACAAGATGAATCTCTATTTGTTCTACCTCCACTCCCTAAAATGAATGGAAGTCCTGAAAATAGTAATACTTCAAAATCTAGTAAAGTAACTAATATCAATAAATACAATTCTAATGATTCCGAATATGAATCTAATGAAGAATGCGATTGCCCTCAATGTCAAGAATTGCTAGATATAATTTATACCATTAGAGAAATGGATGATTATGAAGCAAAGGAATTATTAACTAATTACATAGACGCGATAAAAACAAAAACTGGTTTAGAAACATCTACTGAAATATATAGTCAACTTGGAAATGGTATGATTAAGGTTTCTGCTCAGTTAGATGTGCAATTGGATAGTTTTATGAGTCAATTTGATGTAATTGAAGAAGAGTAGTTATGATTTATTAATATTAATAAAAATAAAATATAAAGGCAGGAATAATAACTATGCAAATTAATAAGCAAAAATATACATTATCTCAAATCGAAGAAATTATTGATTCTCACATTGAATCTGATAGAGATTTTACATTTGTCTGTGGATTTGAATTAGCTCATTATATTTATGATTATTTGGGAAATGAATATGGAGTTGAAGCAAATTCAGTTGAATTATCTTCAGAAATTAATGAATATTATGTCTCTATGTCCTTTTATAAAGATGGAGATATTGATTTCTTTTGTGAGTATGCAAAATGGGATCAAGTAGGAGCGTATAAATATAGTGAAGGCGATAATCTAGATTATTTTGTATTTACGGATATGTCTTTTGGAGATGTTAGAGAATTTTTAGGAGGTAGGGATACTAAAGTAGTATTTTGTGAATTAATTGATGATGATATTATTGATGATATAGATATTGAGAGTATGGATGAATGTGAAAATGGTAATGTTGATGAATATTTAAATGATGATAATTGTGTTCCATGTCAATGCGTTGATTGTAAAATGTCCCGTGGAGAATTCACAGATGAAGAAGAATATGAAATTGGATTGGTAGAACATTATGCTCAGTATATTGAGAATAGCGAATGTGAGTGCGGATCTCAACTGAGGAACATTCTTTATAATATGTTGCAAGAATGTATGTCTATGGGGTATGAAAATGCTAAGGATGAGACGAGGGAGTTTTTAGAGGATTAGAATTATCCAATAAATTCTAAGTTTTAAATGGGTGAATTGTTAGTTAATTTAATATTTTTACAATAGATAGACTCCATTAAGAAATTAGTGGAGTCATTTGTATTGTAAAAATACAATGCAGGGATAGGTTGCTATAAACGCACTGATAAGTATTGCTCGTACTTCCACTATAAAAATGAGCAGAGGAGTAATTGTATGGTTGGACAATTAGTAAAATTTAAAGAAATGGAGTTAATGGAAGTCGATTTCAATGGTGATTCTATAATGACAGTCAGAATGAAGGACGATGGTAAAAGTTATGTAGGTGTGAATTGGGTTTGTAATGGAATAGGTTTGTCCAAAGGTCAAATGCAGAATGAAAGAATAAAAATTCAGGAAGATATTGTACTTTCTAAAGGGGAACGAAATTTAGTTCTCCCTACAAAGGGAGGAAATCAGCAGTCTTTATGCTTAGAATTAGAATTTTTACCTTTGTGGTTAGCTAAAATTTCAATTACAAATAAAATGATAAACAACAATCCAAATTTAGTCGATAAACTTATTGATTATCAACTAAATGCGAAAGATGTGTTGGCACAAGCATTTTTAGGGAAGCAAAAAGAATGGAATTTACAAAGAGAAGTTGGAAAAGTTGATAGAAAAAGAATGACCTCTAGTATTCAAGAATATGTACCAAATATAAATAAATATACGTATAGTAATTACACAGATATGGTATATCTTATTTTGTTTAATATGAAAGCAAAGCAAATAAGAGAAACTAGAAATATAAATAAAAAGAGTGACTTAACTAGAGATTACTTAACTGAGACTGAATTAAAGATTGTAGATGAGGCAGAAACGATTGTAACTGCATTGACCACTTTAGGATTTAAGCAGGATTATATAAAGCATCAGTTAGAGGTTAAGTATGGAAATGGTATGTTGAGTAATAATGATAATATTTTGTTAAATTAGATAATAATCATAGGTGATAAATAAAGTCTACTAAGTTATAAGACGCTTGAGCAATCAGGCGTTTTCTGTGTGTATGGGATAAATAATAGAAGAGAATATAAAGTTTTGTGGGTAAGTCGATAATCCAAGCAGAAGTTTTTTGGATTATTTGTTATTCACAGGAATATGTGGACTAGGAAGATAGGTTTTTTGGGAGTCATGATCCCATCTCTGCACCCTATCTTCTATTTACTTTTTATGTGGTTGATTTTGGTTAGTGGTTAGTGCAGAGGGTATGTAATTTGCAGAAAGAAGGTTTTGGAATAATGGAAGATTTAGAGGTTAAAGCAAAAAAATGTAGTGGTTGTGAAAGGGAATTCCCTGCCACAAAAGATTATTTTAATAGTGATAAATATAACACAGACGGATTAACTACTCAATGTAAAGAGTGCAGAAACAAAAAGAAGATGTTTAATTTACCAAAACCTAAAGATGGTTATAAATTTTGCAAGAAATGTAATCGTGAGTTAGAGGTTGATATTAAATATTTTCCACCTGATAAATTATGTAAAGATGGTTTACGCAATGTCTGTCGTGAGTGTGGTAAAGATGGGCATTTTATGAAAGACGAATATATTCCCAAACAATGGTGGACAGAAGAAAAAGAAGAATTATTTATAAAAGTATATCCTCATTTTACAAATGAAGAATTAATAGAATTGTATTTTCTAGAAGAGACTAACAAAGGTTTAATAAATAAAGCTTTTAAGATGGGTAAAATAAATAAGACGTATGAAACATCTAGAAGAGCAGATAAACAACAAGGATTGAAATTAGCAGGTGATAAAAACTATAATTATGGTAAACATTTACCCGAAGAAACTAGAAGAAAAATATCTATAGCGAGAAAAGGGAAATATGTAGGCGAAAATAATCCACTATATGGTGTAAAATGGGACAAAGATGATAAAAGACGTAAACTTATCTCCATTAGAAAGAAAGGTGTATGGAAGGGAGATAAAAATCCCAGACACATCAATCCATTAAATGGAGAATTAAATGGTCGTTGGGCAGGAGGTATAAAGGAATTATACTACGATTTGCGTGACCATTTGCAAGATTGGAAAAAGTCTTCTATGGAAGAATGTAATTATAAATGCATTTTAACTCATGGGGAATTTGATAATGTCCACCATCTATATAATTTTAAAAATATTGTATATGAATTATTTGAAGAATTAAAATTACCTATGTTAAAGACTATAGGTGAATATTCTGAGGAAGAAAGAGACTTAATTTATAATTTGCTACATAATAAGCATAAATATTACGGAAATGGAGTTTGTTTATGTAAATCACTCCACAAACTTTATCACGATACATATAATTATTCAAATAATAATAAAGAACAATTTGAGGAATTTTGTGTCAGGTATAGAAATTTTGAATTTGATAATTTATTAGAATACAAATATAAATATTGTAATGTTTTATTGAAAGAAGTTAAATAAATCAAGGAAGTGAAACTTAGTGGCAAGACAAAAAAAATCAGTGGCAAATAATTCAATTGTGCCACAAGTTGATATTGAAAATAATACAATAACATGTCCCATGTGTGGAGAAGCAAAATCTTCAGTAAAAGGAGCATCCACTTTTTATAAAAGCTTATCTCCTTTATATGTAGGTATAAATTTAAAACATCCTGAACATCCATGGATGGGTTTCTGTAAGGAATGTGTTTGGAGTACATATGATACTTATTATAATATTTTAAAAGATATGAAGAAAGCTATCTTAATAACTTGTATGAAGTTTGATATTCCATTTAATGAAGGTGATTACGATGGAGCAATGAAGCAATGTGTAAATAATCAATCTTCTCATCCTTTTAAAATTTACATGACAAAAGTTAATTCATTGGGTAATTTTAATAATTCTTTAACTGGTTTTGATCCAAAGTTCTTATTTGATAAAGAAACGGGGAAAGACCTTATAACTAACGCTTTAGAACTTGAAGTAAAAGACTTAGATTATAATATACAACTAACCGAAAATGACTTACAAGTTAAAGGTGATGTGATTAGACTTATAAGTTATGACCCTTTTGCTGGATATTCTAATTTTGATCAGAAGTTTTTGTATAATGAATTAATTACTTATTTGGATGAAGATTTATTAAGTGATGCTTTTAAACTTTCACAGGTTCTACAATTAGTTAATAATAACAACCAAATTAGAAAAATAGATTTAGTTATTTCTAGTTTAAGTAATGACACAAAAACATTAATTTCTAATCAAGGAGATATAAAATCATTATCTGCAACTAAGAGTCAAATAGTAGGTAGTACAGATAAGATTGCAAAAGAAAATTCAATTTCTGTAAAAAACAGAGGAGACAAATCAGCAGGAAAATCTACATTAACATCTTTAATGAAAGAATATAGAGAATTAAACTTTGAAGAAGCTGAACAAGATTATTATGATCAAAACAAAGCTTATGGTATGAAATTAGTTGCAGATATATCAAACAGGAGCATTTTAGAACAATTACAGTTAGATGAGAATGATTTAAATGATATACTTCTTACTCAAAGACAGTTATTAGGTGATTTACAAACAAAAATTATTGATTTAGAAGAGGAAAATCGACAATTACACGTTCGACTTGGGAACAAGAGTGTTGAACAAGTTGGTGATATAGTTAATGGCTAAAAGAAATCAAGGTATATTAAGTACAAGAAAGATAGAATTATATAAAGCAAATTCAAAAACTATAAAATTCCTCAGACGAAATCCAATTATTGCTTGCGAAGTTATTTTGGGAATTAAACTCCTCGATATGCAAAAATACATATTACAAGAATCGTGGAATAAGCCTATGAGTTTATGGGCGTGTTCTAGATCGGCAGGAAAATCATTTCTTGGTGCAATAATAATAATATTGAAGGCCGTATTGTATGAAAATCAATCTATATATATCGCAGCACCAGTCGGAGATCAAAGTAAGGAGCTTTTCACAAAAATTGAAGAAATTGTTTTAGGATTAGGCAAAACTGCAAGTTCAATTGATTCATTACAAGATATTGTAAAACAAGAAACTTCTAAATCACCTGCATGTCAAACTGGGTTCAGTCATGCACAATCAGGATTTAATGTTGGTTTTTACAATGGGAGTGAAATATATTCACTAAATGGAGATCCAGATAATAACAGGAGCAAAAGGGCCACATTGGTAGAAATGCCGTTTGTAGTGAAAGTGGTAGCGTAACTACAAATTATTAGGGGGCAAAATCGGTGGATGGTGTGATTCCAAGTACCGAGGTAAAGCATAATTGTAAAATTTATGTCTCACCGTAACGCATAGGGAATGATCCTTCGGAAGAAGACTATAATTTCCCCACGAGTGTCCTCCTTCTCACCACCATTGTTTTATTATTATACAATGTGAAGAAAATGTATGCTGAACGTCACAGGAATACGAACTGTGAGAACATAGGGATAAAAAACCTTATGGATAACAACATTGATTTTTCGATGAAAGTGGTTTTATGTCAGAGAATGCAATTAGTGTAATGGAAGCATTTGCAGCACAAGAATCAAACTTTAAAACATCAATTAAAAAGGATTTTAATATAAAAGCACAAAGAAAAAAATGCCCAACTCAATTAATTTATGCGTCTTCTGCAAGTGATGTTGATACTACTTTTTACAGACATTATAAAAATTTTGCTAAACAAATGTTTGCTGGAAATTCTGATTTTTTCTGTTGTGATATTCCTTGTGATATTCCATTGAATCCTACATTGGATGGAGAGATATATCCTCCTCTTTTAACACAAGCTAAAATTGACAGTGCTATGAGAGCAAATAAAAGTAAGGCCGAACGAGAATATTACAATCGTTTTACGAAAGACGGCGGTGAAAATCAAATTGTCAAATGGGGGCAAATTAGACGCAATGAAATTTTTATACTTCCTGAATTATCTTATGTTGAAGGGTTTACATATGCAATAGCATTTGACCCCGCACGTAGCGGAGACCAAAGTATAATAACTGTAATGAAAATAATATATGATGAAAACATAGGTTATTATGGAGAAATAGTTAATTGTACTAATTTAATTGATATAGCCAGTAAAAAAGGTATTAAAATGTCATCTCCTGATCAAATTAAAGCACTAAAAGAATGTATATTAGCTTACAATGGGAATGCACCAGATTATCAAAATATCGAGATATTGAGCATTGATCCTGGAGCCGGAGGTGGAGGAATTAGTGCTTATGCAGATAATTTATTAGAAGATTGGAAGGACGTTAAAGGAGTAGTTCATAAAGGATTTTTAGATAAAGATTATGAATTATACTCAGGATATGAAAATAGATATCCAAATGCTAGTGATAAATTGAAATTATTCTCTCCAAATAAATACCGCACTCAAATGGTTGATGAATTTATAGAGTTAATGCAATTAGACTTATTAAAATTTCCAAAAGAATATGATGGAAAAGGATATGTAACGCTACAAGAAGCAAAAGGCGAAGAAATAAAACTAATAAAGAAACATTTATCTCTTGAGGAGGAAGTTTCTTTAATCAATATGGATATTTTAAAAACAGAAATAACATCAATCTATAAATTTGAGAATCCAGAAAAGACAAATAGATCATATAAATTACCAAAAGACAAAGAACGCATAATGAACGATGACCGTTTTTACACTATTATCATGCTTGCTCATTATTTACATGATTTAAGAAGAAAGAATATTACTAATAAAAAACGTCCAACAAACATTTCCCCCTCATCATACTTCGCAATAGCAAATAAATCAAGCCGAGCAAGACACTAAAAAAATATAAAACAAACAGAAAGGAGGTCAATCCTTGTCAGACCAAGAAAACAAACCCCTCTCCCCTAATCTATTCGCGTTAAAAGAATCATGGGAACCATCAAAATCAAAAAACTTCTCATTATCTCGTATTGCTTCATTTTTCTCTAACAAAAAATCAACAAAAAACAACAAAAACATTACAATAGACAAAATAAAATTATGGTTACATAATCCAAATAAATATCAAACAGAAATTCTAGATTTATCTGATTTATTATATGCTCCTGAAGGAATATATAAAACATTAGTTAATCTAACCTCAAATATGGCAACTTTAGATAACTATCTTCAACCAACAAAATCAACAATGAGAAAATTAAATTTAGAATTGAAAGCAAAAACTAAATTTGATGAATTAGGCAATCCAATAGACCAAGAAGCATTTGATAAAATATTGAACAATTTTGAAAATGAATTTGATACAGTTAGATATTATATTGAAAATATTGATATAAAGAAAACCGGAAGAAGAATTATTGAAAGTGTAGTTCGATATGGTGCATATTGTGGATTTGAGAAAAATGATGGAAATTTTCCTTATCTATGGGATTTACCAATAAAGTATATTAGATTATATTCAATTCTTGGTGGACAATATAAGGTGGAAATGAACTTCAAATATTTTGATGATTTATCAAGAGATAATGAATTATCTGAATTTGCATGGGGAGTATATCCTACTGAAATTAAGGTGTTATATGATAGATATAAAAAGAATCCAGATAAAATGAGATATCCAGAATGGCAACCTTTACCTAGTGAAAAAGTATGTTGTATTAAATTAGGTGGAGATAATGATACTTTCTTTTTGCCTTTATATAGTCAATTATTTACTGAATTATTTTTGCTTAATGATTTAATTGATGAAGAGATAGAGAGTTCTAGGGATGAGAAGGTCAAGATGGTTGGAATTGAATTTCCGAATGACAAAGAGACTGGCATTCCATTAATAGAACCAGAAAGAGTTTCTGAGTGGGTTTCAGTTGTTGCAAACGGATTACCAGAAAATGTATGTGTTGTAGGATGTCCCTATCCACTCAAAGAGATCCCTTTTAAAAGTTCACAAAATCAGAAAACAGAATTGATTGATTTTGCTAAGAATATGGCATACATGCAAGGTGGAGCTAATCCTCTAGTGTTAGGTGGTAGTTCTACAAACTCATCTGTTGGTGTAACTCAAAATCTAATATATATCCAATCTTTAGTTTTTGTAGTGCTTGACAAGATTCAAAGTTGGTTTAATTATAGGATAAGTAATGTAAATCTCAGAAAGAAATATACTTTTAAACTTAATATATGGAAAATAACTTGGTTTAATCAGCAAGAAATTTTTGACAAACAATATAAATTAACTTCAATTGGAGGATCACTTAATGTAATTAGTAGTATAGCTGGACATAATAGCGATGATTATAATGCCACATTAGAGTATGAGAATTTAGTTAAATCTAAGGATACCTGGAAACCTCCTTTAAATATGAATCAGGCAAATTCAGATGCTACAAATGGAAGACCAACAACTTCTACGCCTTCTGACGCAACCATCATAGGGCAGGATAAGGAAAGTAATATTAGATAAGTAGTTATAATTTAATTTAAAGGGAGTGTTTTAATTTGAAACCTTTTTATTGCTATAGTAATAGACTTAAAAAGGAATTAATAGATATCGGTGAAAGATACATAGTACGAACATTAAATGAAAATACGAACAAATATTGTTGGGTATTTCTTAGAACTGAAAAGTTACTTGAATACCTTACGCAAAGAAAACAAGGATTAGTGTAAATACTAGTCCTTTTTAATTTAAATAAATTGATTTGGAGAGTGATAATATTGAGTAAGAAAACAGATTATTATGTAGTAAAACAAGAAGTAA